ATGAACGTGTATGGGCTGGACATGGCGGCGGTCCACTTCGAAACGGACTACGCGGGTAACCGGCTGACGGCAACTGTGCCGTATCCGATGTTTTCCGCGCTGGTGGAGTTCTGGAAGGAAGCGCGGCGCGCACAGACTGCTGCCATCGAGGCGCGTGGCGGTGCACTCAGAACGTCGCTAGGCACGCTGCCGGAATCGCGTGAGGCGAACACCGGGACGGCAGGCAAACCGCCAACCGCTCCCGCAGGCGGCCAGCGTAATCCGCACGAGCGACACTGGCAGCGGCTGCTGTCCGCGATGCCGGAAGACAGGGCCCTCATGCCTGAACCCGTTGCAACGTCCCCTGTCTCCACACTTCCTGATAACTCTCTTGCCAGCAGACCCATCAGCAGCACGCCCGGCAGCTTTTTCCCCCGCATCTTTATCGACGCGCCGCCACCCGAAGTCCAAGTGCAGATTGAGCGCGGTGTCTACTTCCTGCGCGCATGGCGGATCTTCGCGGAACTGACGGTTTCCGAGGTCGCGCTGCTCTATGAAGCAACCTACGGCGCGATCACTTTCCTCGAGTCCGGTCGCAATGCACCGCGTCGCCAGACGCTCGACAGACTCGCGCCGATATTCGGCTGCAGCGTCGACCAGCTGACGCCCCAGCCCGGCTCCAATACCAGCTCCTGGTGCGCGCCTGCCGGACACGACGACGTCGGGACTATCGTCCATGCGCCGGAAGATACCTGTTATCCCGATGCGGTACGCGCTTCGTTGCTCGAAGGAAAAACACCGATGACCGCGTGGCGGCTCTATCGCGGCCTGTCACTGAAGGACGTCGCGGACGGCTATGGCACGTCGCCCGCCATCATTCGCGAGATGGAACAACAGCATTTGCTTAAACGGAAAGCAATCGACAAGCTGCGCGCCATCTTCCGATGCTCGGCAGCGCAACTCATGGCGCCTGCCGGGCTATTCTGCGACCCTGGCGACGATCATGCTCGCGCCGCAGCGTGACGGTTTTACGCCACTCTTGCAGCCTCACGATAGCGCGCGGCTCGCATTACTTCGAGGTCCGAACATGGTTGCCCGGACGACAGTCAGACGCGGCACAGTCCGCGAACCCGGCACAAAGCAGGGAAAGCGGGAAAAGACGAAGGACAATGCTGTGAAAAAGGCCAGCGACAGGATTCTGGAACTCTATGACTTGTCGCTCGTGATGGAAGCGCGACTGCGACAGTCAGACGGCAAGACGGTGATGCTGCCCGCGCATATTGCGCGCCGCATGCTGCCACTGATCGGCTTTACGACGGGCTACGCGCTCGGCATGGCGGACGATGAACGGTTGCCATGAAGCGGAAATTATCCGGCTAGACTATGGCGAGACGCCCGCCCGCACCAGCGGCGGGCGTCTGCTACGCATTGAGACCGCCATTGCCGCCGGACATTCGCAGGACCGCCGAGAAGAGCATGAAACCCAAATCCACGCACGCCGGGCGTCAGTACCATCTGATTACCGGCTCGCTGCCCTGGCATCTCTCGAATCTGGAACTCGGAGAATGCTATCTCGTGAATGACAAGACAGGGTATGCACAGGACATGATCTACGTCGCGATCCGCTCTGTGCAGCAATACTTCCCCGATGCGCGCTACAAGGTGATCGTCTGCTACGGGCTGACGGCGGACATGCACAATCCGCCGTTCCGGTTCTACAAGGTCGAACGGACCCTGTGACGGGTGGTTAGCATACGTTTCCTAGTGCAGGGTTTCCGACTGCTTTTCGATGCCGGTCCCCCTGACTATTTCACTCTCCAGCAGGGGCATCTGGACATCAATTTCCAGGCTGGCACTCTTCACCGCGTCGTGAAGCGTCGATGACAGGTAAAGCCGTCGCGTCTCGCCCGCATTTATCTCGTTAGCAGATTCCGACACCGCATACATTTTCCTGATGTTGGTCCGGTAACGGAGAAGCATCTCGTACGCTAATGCACAGGCGTTGTGCAGTGCCTGCGCGCGCTCTCTGAGCTGGTCGATGGGAAGGGTCTTGATATCCGACATGGGTTCTCCTGTTCAAGGGGAAGCCCGCAGCCCGATTGCGGGTGAGCGGGCACGTGACAGGGTTGGCGGACCGGCACTGAAAACCATAAACCGGCAGACCCGGAGGTCTCCCCGCCACGGCCCGCCCATGGTAAGGAGGCGTGCAGCAGCAAAGCACCGCCTGCGTGAGCAGGCGTGCCGGTTTTCAGTGAATCAGGCCGCCAAGCCTGATCCGTCGTGTCTCGACGGCAAGAAAAGTATAGATACCCATACGCGAAGAATCGCGCGCCGCTATTATTTCAGAAATCTCCGTCCTGATTTGTGGAAATGTCTGGCGGAATAAAAGCGGACAAGTACCGGCCCGTCCTGGGAGATATGTGCATGAGCGATAAAGGTCTGATGGGACACCCACGCGAACCGGACCCGGCAAGAGAAACGGATATGGTCGTGATACGGTTCGCGATCGCGCACGCAGAGAAAGGGCTAACGGAAGCGCGCCGGATGTTGCTGCAGCTCGGCCCCAGCGATGATTACGTACGCGCAATGAATGCAATCGAGGCGGCCCGCAAGGCGCTGAAACCGTTCGAGGCGTGAAGCGGTCATGCGCCTGCGTGAGCTACGTCTCCGTGGTCCCGCCGGATGACACGCACTTTCATGGTGGCGTCTCCTGTTGTTGCTGCTGGTGGAAAATCCTGAAATGTTCGCGTGTCGTGTCGTCGTGCTGGGCAGCCGGTATCGTCACGCCGCCATGCCCGCCCGTATCGCTGATACTGTTGTTGTTGCCTTCGATATTCACGAAAGTGCAGCCCGCTATATGCGTGGCCAGCATGGCGACCAAGAAAAAAGACAAACGTCGCATCACTGCACCCCGACACGCTCAATCACGATTTCCGTGGTGACGGCGCCCGAGCTGGCGACGCCGCCTTCCACGACGATGACCACCGACCCCGAGGCGGCTAACGGCACACCGTAGACCGCGCTATTGATGGCCGTGCCCTGCGCGAGCGGAAGGCCGGTTGCATAGGTTTCGACGGTGCTGCCGCCGACCTGCATTTCGGCGGTGAAGCCAGTCACGCCACCGCCACTGATGGCGGTGTCAACGTCCATACGCAATGCGATTACGCGGTAGCCAGCAGGCACATTGGCAAGCGCGAGATTCGCGTAATAGCCGGCCACACTGACCTTTGCCGCGCGCAGCTTGAGCCTCGAGCCCGGTCGCAGGTTGCCGTACTGGTCCTGCGCAATATTGAAGAACTGGCCGGAGGCCTGAACGGGCATCGCGGCGAGGTCGATCAGCACGTCGCGTGCGTTGTCCGAAATCTGCACGCCATACTGCTGCGAGGCAATCGCTGCCACGTCAATCGCAATGCGCTGGATGACTGTCTGCGTCTTGAGATCGGCAGGCAGCGCTGTATCGAGTACCGCACGCGTTGCGCTCTGCACACCCACAACGGTGCGCCAGGTGCCCGCAATCTTGACGACACTGCGCCCCGCAAAAGCAGATATGAAATCGGTGCCGGTTCCCGTCATGTAGATGCCGGCGGTCGTCACCGTGCCTGCCACTGCGACAAGGTTCCCCGCTTCCTGATAGGTCACCGGCCCGGACGTCTCGACCGTCACGTCATCGAGGTTGATATCCACGACGCGCGCAGTCACGTCCGCGCCAGCCGCCTTGCGTAGCTGAATCCGCTGGTTCAGCGCCAGTTCACTTGCGTTCACACAGTAAATAAGCTTGTGATTGGCGCTATCGGATGGGCCTGGCACGAACGAGCCGCCCGAGACGAGCGTCCAGTTCTGGTTGTCGTAGATGTTGACGCCGCGCGTCAGTTCGACCTTTTCCGCGACAGCGCCTGCGTGAGTACTCCAGAAGGTGAAGCCGTTACGGGTCGTTGCGGTTGTGTCCTGTCCGTTGTTGAAGATACGCGCCGAGCCGAATGTCACGCGCAGCGCGTCACTGACGAAAACGCCGTCGCTGCCGTTCGAATAGCAGCTCACGCCTGACAGGTCGATATCCTCCGGCGTGAGTCGCGGACTGCCCGGAAACTGCACCGGGTTGCCCTGGTCGGCCCGCAGCACGAGACCATACTCGGAATGCCCATATGTCTCGACGCTATCGAACCTCAGGAGCCGGCCATCCGTGACAATGCCGTCAATGGCGCGACACACGCGGACGTCAGAGAGTGCTACACCCACTGAATCGGAATTGGCGCGAAGATCGCCGGATGCGCTGTTCTGCTGGTACGCACCCGAGCCTTCAATGCGCAGCCCGAAATAGCCCCGCGGCCGCCACTGGCAATCGACAAAGACTTTCGAGACGCCCGCGCCCCGCACGCCGAGCAGATCGACGCCCATGTCGTAGCCGCTCACGCTGGCGCGATCAAGCTGGAAGTTGCCGCCGCCCGTCACGGATACGCCCAGGCCTGTGCGCCCGCTCGCGGGGTTATAGCCGGAAAGGCACAGGTTGCGGATGGTTGTGTTGTTGTACATGCGCGTGATATCGACGCCGATATCGCCGCCGTCCCGTCCCGCTGCATCCGGCGCGTGTCCGTCGACCGTGACGCCGTCGACAAACGTGTTGTTCAGGTTGCGCAGCTCGTACGCGTGCTGGTAGACCGGAAACCCCGCGTTCGATATGTCCTTGCCGACGAGTCCCCTGATGTTGCCGCCGTTCAGGCTGTCAATAACGACCGCCTGCGCGCAGGCCTGCGCGTAGATGCCATCGATCACCACTTCATTCCCGCCGAAAACATAGGCGCCGTGGCAGATTGCATTGCGCACACGGATGTTCCGGATGACGAGCGAATCGGCATCTTCGGTGCGCAGACCCATCACCACCGAATCGATCACGAAGTGCTGTCCGATTGCCGCGCGATTGCCGTCAAGCGTCAGCCCGTCCAGCATCGAGCCGGCCCCTCCCGCAGTCACGCGCACGACGGCCTGCACGTCGCCCGCGTTCAGCGGCAGGAGGCGGCGCATCCTGAGCACCGCGCACGCCGACATTTCTACGTCTATCGGCCTGGAAATGATCCAGGTGTCGATCATGTAGACGCCATCGGGGATGAACCACGCGCCGCCCATGGCCGCAGCCTGTGCGAACGCGGCGGTGTCATCCGTGATGCCGTCGCCTGCGGCTCCATGATCCTTGATACTCATTCGCAGCGTCAGTTTCGACGCAATGATTGCGTTGGCGAGTTGGTCCAGCCTGGTGAAATCCGGTGTCCCGCCGAACTTCACAATCGTGTTTCGTATTTCCTCGGTGACCGAGTGATACCACCACGCGCCAGGCACGGTTCCCCGGACCCCCGCCGAAGGCACGCCGTCAACCGGAAAGCCCCCTGCGTTCGTTACGGGCACGGCGGGCGCACTGGAGCCGTGTTGCTTTTCCAGTACCGATCCATAGCGCTTACGCAGCCGGGTACGTGCTGCCTGTCACCGGATCAAAGTAGCCGCTACCGTGCCATATCAGAAGCGTGCCGTGCGCGCCAACGTCCGTCGCGAAATACTGATAGCCGCGCAGTCCGTTGCCCAGCGCAGAAAGGTCGGGACGCGCGGTTAGCGCGCCCTGATGGCGCGGCATCACGTGCAGCCAGCCTGCATTGTCTGAGCCGGTCTGCTTGACCATCAGTGCAATACCGGGGGTCGTGCTGGCGTCCCTGCGCAGGCCGAGCGTACCGGGTTCCGCAACGCCAAAATCGGCGCCTTCCGGGTTCCCGGGCAACACCAGCACATTCGATGAAATATTGCGCCCACTTAATCCAAGCCGCAGTACGCCGTCTTCATGAATGTCATTCTTGTTGCCACCAAGGATTGCCCACGGTGCCTTGAGGTTTCCACTTGCACGGTTCGGGCCGATGGTGTTGTCCCATCCATCCAGGTTCGCGGGATATTCCTCGATAAACGTCCAGTTCACGCCGCCATCGCTTACCGTACCGCTCTTATGACTGGGCGGTGTCGTGCCGGTTGTGCCGTCCGTCGCAGCCTGATAAAGACAAACCCCACTGAATCGCAGCGTGCCGGCCTTGACGGCAGTCGCCTTCGACCAGTCGGCATAAGTTGCAGCGAGCGTGCGCAGGTTCGAGGCGATCCATGTCCACGCGATCGAGCCGTCGCTGACCGTGCCCGAGCCGTGCGTCGGCGGGGTATTGCCAGCGACGCCCGGACCCGCTGCGCGGTACAGATTGAGTTCATTGAAACAGACGAGGTTCGCCGCGGTGACGGTCATTCCAGCAGCCCACTGCACATGCGAGTTTGTCGTTACCTTCACGCCGTAGAACTGGGTTTTACTGTCCTGGTCGTCGTCGCAGATATTGCACGTAATGATGTTCTTGCGCGCGAGCCCGCCGAATGCCGGAGTGCAGGTAATGCCCGCATACGCGCCGCCCGGCATCGTCAGGTTGCGCTGTCCGTTGTTCCGACAGATGTTTCCCGTTACTGCGTTTCGCTCGCCGTACAGGCCAATACCGTGATTCGCGTTGCTCTCGCAGACGTTACCCGTTACAGCACATCGGTAACCGCTCACCGAAATGCCATTGTCCCCGGTTCCCGCTGCGTGATTGGCCGTGATCCTGTGCCCCCAGCTATCAGACGTCACACCGATCAGTTCCAGCCCGTTCCCGATAGTCCGGTTGCCGCTAAGCAGATTGCGGTTGGCTCCCTGGGCGTTCCAGATGCCAAAATTCGCGCAACCGTCGAACACGTTTCCGGTCACTTCATTCAGGGCAGCAGACGCACCGACGAATGCAAGCCCAGAGCCGCCGCAATTCAGGAAGAGATTGCGGTCGAATACATGATTGTCACCATCGCACCAGACACCGTGGCTCGTCTGGCCGCAAAACGTGCAGGACTGGTAGCGCCCGCGCGATTTGCCGGAGGTGTTGACAGCGTAGGTGCCGCCCGCGAACGTGACACCCGTGAAGCGGATGCCGTTCCCGCCATGAACAAGCGCACCGCTGCCCGTGATTGTGATCTGTGTCATACCTTCGACGCCGCGAAATACGGCACCGCCGGGAATCACTGTGTTTGCCGGTACGGACAGATTCCGTCCAGGCAGTCGCACGTGTCGCCCCGTGCGTACCGATTCGGCAGCGGCATCCATTAACGTGTCGTAGTCGTCCGCATCGATAGTTTCGCGCTGCTTGTCGAGCGTCGTCCGCGACAGTGCGCCCGTCCCTGTGTTGATAAATTCGAGCGCTGATGACAGCGCTTTGGCAAGCTGGTCCGTCTTCGAGAAGTCCGGCGTAATCCCTGCCTGCGCAATTGCGTTACGGACTTCCTCCGTAATCGCGTGGAACCACCATGCGCCGGGGACCGTGCCCGTTACATCGCTTTCGGGCTTGCCGTCCTGCGGATAGCCGCCCGCATTCGATACGGGCGCGACCGGCGCACTGGCTGCCGGATTGCTCTTCCAGTAACGGTCCATGATTACGCATGCTCAGGTGCGGTGTAATCCGCTATCGGGCCATGCTCGCCCGCAACCAGTTCCCCGAAGAGCTGGCGGCCATGTGCTTCGATATCGGATGCCATCGCGAGAAAAGGGACAGGCACGGGAAACGCCTCAAACTGCACCATGCATCGAATGGCCGTATGTCCGGCATCGACATAAGCAGCGTCCGTCACGTCCGTGTAGCGCATTGCGGCTCCTATCCAACGCGTAGCCATGCATACCAGTTGTTGCCGCTGGTCTGCCCGCCGCCGCAACTCATCCACGTGCCAGGGTAAAGCGTGCCCATGCAATGGATGCCCGCCGAGAGTGTGCCGGGCGAGCCGGTTTCGTTCTGTTCCACCAACAGCGTGTTACCGAGCGCACCTATCGTCATCGGCCTGTACCAGTCTGCACAGTAGAGATCGCCCTGGTCCGCGTTGTCGATTGACAATCCGGGCCGCGCGCCGGTCCAGTAGATGGCGAAACCATGATTGACACCCGCGACATAGTTGCCCGCTGCCTGCTTGCCGTTAATCTCGCCTTGCAGGATTGAAACATTTGCGTTCATGGCCGAAGTCGTCGCGTAGACACTCAGGTCGGGTTTCCCCGACAGTTGTACACGCCCGACGTTGCCACTTTCGCCAGTACCGGCGTGTTATTCAGGTCGCCATAGCTGCCCGTATACGCAACTTTTGCGAGGTCGCCGGTGGCGGTGCTGATGGCCTTCGAAATCGACGCAACGATCGCATTGGCGAGCTGGTCCACCTGCGTAAAGTCCGGCGTGCCGCCGAGCTTCACAATCGCGTTACGCAGTTCTTCGGTAATCGCGTGATACCACCAGGCGCCGGGCGTCGTGGGCGGCGTCGCCGTAACGGGATTGCCGTCGGTCGGATAGCCGCCCGAGGTGCTGGCCGGTGTCGGCGGCGCAGACGAAATCGCGTTCGCTTCCCAGTATCGATCCATGTCAAGGATGCTGTTCAGGTATATTCAAAAACAACGACAGCCTGTGCGGGCGCGTAGCGTCTGAGCAGGCATTCGACAAGCTGTTCGCCCGACTGCGTAACAGGCTCCGAGAGCGGGTCCTCGACAGGATCGTCTACCGTGTGCCAGTGATCGCTATCGGTTGCGGTTCGCGACGAAAGCGCGGTATCGACGGAATGATCCACGGTGTACCAGTCCGATTGCTGCGCGTCGCCAATCGTGACGCGCCACACATAGGGCCAGTCGGTTCCCGCAATCGGCGCGGTAACGGGACTGATAACAGTATGGACGGCATACTCGGCAATCTGGATTTCATAGCCGAGCGAGCTTGCGAGCGATTCAAAATATTCGATGGACTGTCCACCCGAACCGAGCAGTTTGGCGACGACCTGCTGGCGGTCTTCCGCATCGCTCATGAACGGCCCAAAACATGGATCAGGCAGGCCGAGCGTCGCATTCCATTCCGGAAGAAACTGGTCGGCCGTCGCCGGAAACGCGGCACGGATCAGCGTCAGCGCCGCGCTGTCGATACCCTCTGAGGTGACGGCGAGTGCATCGAGCACGGCCGCCTGCGTGCCTTCGTCCTCGCGCGTCCATACGCGCCCACGTGGCAACAGCTTGCGCAGCACGTCCGCATAGTCGGCGGCCGGATTGCGCGCCGGCACAATGCCAGCGGCAAGCCTCACACGAACCATGCCACTAGCTCCACGTAATGGTGCCGAGCATCGGCAATGCGCCAGCGGGCAACGGTATATCGTCGGTGGGTGAAAGGATCAGGAAATCATTGATGCCCGGCACCGCTGACACCGCCGCCCACAGATGCGCCAGAATCACCTCGCCGCCCGGCTGTCCATCGGCCCGCAGTTGCGCATCGAGCGCCACGGATGCCGCCGCCTGATAGCGCACATCGACGCCACGGATGCTGATATCGACCGCGTAGGGTATGGGCGCCACGACGTACACGAGCGCCGTGACGGGCCGCAATGGGTAGATCGCATCTGCAATCGTGAGCTGGTCGCCGCTCGCGGTCGGCCCGCGTGTTTCTTCGGTTGCACATCCGTCCGTGCCCTGTGGAAACCCGCCATATGGCGCGTTTGCAGCGTCAAGCATCGCATAGACGACTACCGTGCCCGCGCCGTAGCCATTGCCCACACACCATGCGCGCGTGACGCCCGGAACCGTCAGCGCCCATTCGACGTAGTCCGTCGAATCGCCCCCTTGCGGCGGGTTCTGGTAGATCAGCAGGACGCGATTGCGATAGTCGTCGTCCCGCTCGATATCCGCACCGCCCGTGAATGCGGTGACTGCGCGGCCCGTCGAGTCGACACCCGGAATGGCATTGGATAGCGTGAACTGCGTACCCGGCGCGCAGTCGCCGTTCGCGCCTGTCAGTCCCTGCGGATCGGCAACCGCCGAGGCTGACACCGTCACCGTGCCGCCCATGACCTTCGCGGCGCTCGTCGTCGTGTACCCGACGCCGTCGCTGCGCTGGACAGGCGCACCGATGCCGATTTCCTTGCCCTCGCTACCGGTGAACGCGAGCGAGCCGGATGATTGCGCGCAGGGCTTGCGCGTAACACCCTTGAGCGCTCCCCAGGCTTCGAGGTATTCATCCGTCGCCGTGAATGGCGTGCATTGCAGTGCGATCCAATCCAGATAGTCGTACAACATGCACGCGAGCGCGGCCTCGATGTCGCCAATGACGCGCAGGTTCGAGAAGCGCAACAGCGCATCCGCGCCGGGCAGTTCCGCGTTGAGCTGCTGCGCCGCCTGCGCGCGCAACTGCGTGAGCGTGGGACGCGAATACGGCATGTCGGACGGGCGGCGGAAGCGAAACGGTCAGTGCGTCCACACGTTGGGGAAATTCATGGCAACCCGCGAGCCGTCGCGGCGGTTGGCTGTCACCATGAGGTCGAGACGGTTCGGCGTGATCCATTGCGCGGCGATATCGAAGCGCGCCACCACGCCGTCATCGAGCAGCCATTGCAGGGCCTCGGCGGCGTAGTCCTGCGCACGCTGCGGCACGTCCTGCGGTCCCTTCACGCGGTCGAGCAGCCACAGACGTGAGCCAATCGGGCACTTTGGATCGTCGCCCCACCAGCCGCGCCGGTCGCCATCCGGCGTCGGATCGCTGGGCAGCGCGAGACGGTCCGTGAACAGGGAAATGAGCACCGCCGTTTGCAGGTCGTCGCCCGATTGCAGCGAGGGGCCGGACAATACCCAATCCCCGCGCATCCGTGCGACGGTCCACACCGTCGATATGTCGGCCACAGCGCGCGCTCACTGTTGAGGGTGCGGGCCCTTGCTGGTGACGGTATCGCCGCCGCGCTGCACGCCCGGTACTTCGTGATCGTGGACGTCGTATAGCGCACGCATTGTCGCCATGCTCTGCGCGGTCGTGCCGCTGTTGTCCGTGATATCGCCCGCCGCGACGATTGAACCCTCGCACTCGATATTGCCGGTGCAGCGCATGAGCGGCGTATCGGCGGTCACTTCCGGCGCGTTCGTGATCGTGACGGGATGCCCGCCGCCATTGACAACGATGCCGGTGCTGGACAGATACACCCGTTGTCCCTTGTCGTCGCTGATGCACACTTCGCCGTGCGTCAGGTTCCGTATCCGGTACTGCTGGTGTCCACAGGCAATCACGACGCCGTTAGTACGCTCGCCGCCCAGGAAAACCGCGATGCCGTCCGCGCCATCAGGCGGGTATGACTGGAACCCGTACTCGGCCACTCGCGGTGTTTTGTCGCGCGTCTCGTTCTGCGAGAGCTGCAGCTGTACGAGCTGCACCGGCCCGCTGTCGTCAACGCGCGTGAGCCGTCCGCGTCCAAGCGAGCGGACCAGACTCCAGAAGGCGGATTTCACGGCGGATTGTGCGGCTATTGCCCGAGCGCAGCAGAGACGTCCTGCGCGAGCGGCAGATACAGGATTGGTTCAGGCATGAAGGCTTCGGGCGGCATCAGCGTCACGTCGCACGCCGAGCCATTCATGTCGCGCCGGTACGTGACTTCGCCAATCGTGAATTTCTGGCCATCGGCCAGTTTCAGCTGCGGCAGCGACAGGGGCGCTTTGGTGTTCGGCAGGTAGAGCGCGCCTGCGCTGTCGCGCCACGTCGAGGCAGTGACGGTGACCACATTGCCGCGCCCGATTCGCCGGTTGCACTCCCACAGCGCGTGCGCGTTCGACACGCTTGCGCCCGCGTCACCCGTTTCCGCAATGAAGGCCTTGGGACGATAGCGTGGCATCGTGTCGTCCGATATCGTGTATTCGGCAAGCGGCTGGAGGCCCGCGTCCTGCAGCAATGCCGTGCCGACCAGATAGACACGGTACTCGCTAAAGCGCTGCGAGATATCGCGCGTGTAGCTGGCGCGTTCGACGTTCATGCCAAGCGCAAAGCCGCTGGCCGCTTCGTTGTCCGAGAGTGGCGCAAGCACCAGGTCGCCCTCCGCGTCCTCATAGCACAGAAGCTGTGCGATCTTGCACAGCCGGTCAATCACGGCGTACGGCGACTCGCCGACGTTCAGACATACCTGCGGATGCACGATGCCGGGCGACTGCGCCTTGACGGCGATGCCGAACGGCTTGCACAGCGCCGCCGCAATATCGGCGGTCGATACCTCCTGAAACTGGAAACTGTCAAACTGCGCGGCGCAGTCAACCAGGTCTTCACACTTGCCCCGGCCCGCAATCGAGAGCGCGTGATTGTGTGCGTCTACCTGCTCAGTCACGCGATCCACATAGCCAGTGATGACGGTATCGCCACCGATCGACAGCACACACGGGTCCCCCTCACTGACGACAACGTCGGTCGTGTCCGGGTAGCGTTCCGTGAGTCCGATATCGAAGTCGGCAGGGATGCGTTCCATGCCGCGCGTGACGCGCACAGTCGTCCATCCGGCGATGTGCTGGCCACCTACAGCCAAGGCTACATCATCGAACATGACGCGCAAAAACAGAACAGGTTGCTGGTAAAGTATTTTGGTGTTTTACACAGACAACCGGCGTATTACGCCCTTCGATGAGAGCAGCCACATGTACGACAGCATTGAAGAAATCGAAGCTTTGATTGGCGAAGAGGAGACCGTTTCGCTTGAATTCAAAGCTGGGCGAATGTTCGAAGGTCAGATTGACAGAACAGAATTGGTCAAGGACGTCACCGCATTTGCGAACGCTGCGGGAGGAGCAATCATTGTCGGCATAGCGGAGAACCGCGAGACGCGAATCGCGACAAGCATCGAGCCGGTTAGCAATGAATCGAAAGTCACAATCGAACAACTTACCGAAATCATCAAGTCAAACACTGATCCGGTCTTTGGCGCGTTTCGCATAAGAGAACTGCAGCACCACAAAGGGCGAGTGTTTGTAATCGAAGTCGATCAGGCAGATACGGCACACCAGAATAAACGCAATTTTAACTACTATCAGCGCCTCGGGCCGACGTCGTCCCCCATGTACGACTTCGCGATACGCGATGTCATGAACCGCCGCACGCGACCGCACGTAGCGGTCACCTTTGATGTTGAAGATCTGGAGCAGCTAGGTTCTGTCGCGGTCAGGATCGTCCCCATCGTCACCAATGAAGGATCAGTTACTGCACGTCACTGGTCACTTTGGCTCGATCTTCCAGCCAATGTCTCAACATTCGGAGCCGTACGTCCGGGGATGCCCGCAAGGCATATGGGTAACGTCAAACGTAATGGCATTGACTATCGTCGTGTCGAATTCCATTCGGGTCCGAACTTGAAAAATCAGGCTGGTACATTGCTTTTGCCCGGTCAAACGTGGCGCCTGAATCTGGACAGTGCATTCCCTGAGCTTGATCTGCGCGTAACGGCAACAGAGGCAAGATGGACAGAGGCAAACCGGCCACCCGTTCACTGGACATTGTTTCTCGATGACTCGCCCCGACAAGAAGGAATGATTCCGTATTCCGACTGGTCGCGATAAGCACCAATTCGTCACTCTAAAGGTGCGCGAAAATTGACTGGCGCAAATGCCGGATTCACGGGGTTAGTCTGCTTCACGAGCGCGTCATAGCGCGACACGTCCTGATAAAGCCGCTGCGCGAGTACGATCACCGGGAGCGATGCGCCCATGACCACATCCCGCGTTGTCGCGAGCGATTCGCCGCGCGTGCTGAGGTCGTGCACCACCGCCGTCTGTAGCGCGCCCAGCGCCTCGAACGTCGCGTCGTCGCCTGTGTCCGCCGCGAGCGTCGCTTCCTCGTCCAGTGCGTCGCATACGGTCGTACGCAGCGCCTGCGCGTCGTCGTAGGACGCCAGCGCATAGCCGCGTGTCGTGTCCGCCAGTGCCGCGACCGTCGAGCGCCGGAACAGCGCCGTAACGCCTGCGTTCGCGGCGGTCAGTCCTGCCGTCGCGCGCACCGTTGCCGCTGTTTGCGCCTGCAGCGTCGCAAGCGATTGCACCCCCTGGTGCGGATCGGCGTTCGCCGTCTGTACCGCCGAAACTAGCGATTGCGTCGCGGACGCCATGCCCGCGTAGTCCGCGACGGACGCCGCCGCGCTCAACACCTTGCCGCTTTGCGTGACCGCCTGACGCGCCTGTGCGCCTGCGCCGATGAGTTGCTGGATGGTCGTGGAAGGCTGCTTGATACCTGCGGTGAACTCACCCACGTAACGACCATATGTGCCCTTGAGCGTCGCAACCATCGCGACAAGACTGGTCGCCCGCTGCGTGATCGCTTCGGCGTTGGTCACGAACGCCTGGGCCGTGCGCTCGATCTCGCCAACCAGCGCGGGCGTTTTCAGCAAGGTCAGCATGTGGTTCGCGTAGTCCTGCGCGATGGCCGCGTAGGCGGCCACGACGGACAGCCCGGCCTGTGCCTGTGTTGCGATATCGAGCGACGGAAACTCCTCGCTGCCGGCCTCGATGAAGGTAAAACGGACATCGAACGCGCGCCCGCGCTCGCTGCGTTCCTCGCATTCGAAGTCAAGCAGCGAGGCCGTAATGCGACCGAACGACGGGTGTACGAGTTCGCCGGTCCCGCTTTCGGGTGTCTCGCACGCGGCAATCAGCGCCGAGCGCTGCGCGATCACATCACCGCCGCCATAGGCGGCGTCCTGCAACAGAAAGCCGGTCAGCGCAATCCGCCTTCCGGCGCGTCCGAGGTCTTCAACCCATACCTCGTCACGATAAGGATACTCGTGCAGCGCGACGCGCCGCCCGGTCTTGAGCGTTCCACCTGTCACCGCGAACGGCACGCCGCGCCAACTCGCCGTCTGCAACGACGCGAAAAACGGCCGCTCAATCGTGCCCATGCTGGGTCAATACCTACGCCGCATCCGCCATCGGATACGCGACATGCAGCCCGCTGGGCGTCTCCGTGCGTACGCTGGTGCGTCCGTCGCGCTCGACGTGCACGCGCGTATTGACATGCACGACGGGCGGCGCCGTCGCGGCCATCGGCGGCGGTGCCGTGTTCAGCGGCGGCATGGCTGCGGCGGAACCCATCGCACCCGTACCCATGCGCGCAAGGATCGCGGGTGCATAGGCGCGCGTCTCGGCTGGCGCGTTCGCGAGGCCTTTTCTATCGACGTTGCCTTCGCCCCAGTTGTACGCGGACAGCGCGGCGGTCAGATTGCCGTGATAGTGAGCGAGCAGCCCGGACAGCTTGCGCGCGGCAGCCGTGGCCGACTGCGCCGGGTCCATCGGATTGATTCCGTACTCGCGCGCGGTTGCGGGCATGAACTGGAACAGTCCAGCCGCGCCAGCCTTTGAAACCGCTGCCGCGTTACCGCCTGATTCCTGCTGCGCGACCGACGCGAGCAGACCGGGCGGCAGCTTGTAGCGCTGTTCGAGGAACCCGAAGCCAAGCCGTTTTGACCAGTCCGCGACGCGCGCGCTGGGTGCACCCGCACCACCGGGCGCGGCGTCGGTCGGCTGAAATGTGGGCGAGCCGGGCCACGCGCCGCCCGCTGCCGCTTCAGCGGCGCGGATGCGCTTGAGCTGGTCGGCTTCGCCTGCGCCCAGTTCCTCGCTATGGCCCATCAGCGCCGCGCCGACCGTGAACGGATTGATGACGCGCGCTAGGCCTCCCAGACGGGCGAGCAGTCCTCCGCCGCCCGCAGCGGCGGCGCCGTTCATCGCTGTTCCCGCAGCGGTGGCCGCCGCGCCTGCGCCACGCCATGCGCGGATCAGTCCGAACACGCGCACGCCGAGCGTCCCGACGCTTGCGATAGACGTTGCAAGAGACGCGACGAAGCCGCCGCCCATGTAGAGCGCAACCGCCGTTGCAACGGTCTTCCAGCCCCCGAGCGCTGCAACGGCCTTCGTGATCGCGCCCACGAAGTCGAGGATGGAACTGACGGCGTGGGTAACGTCATCCGCAAACCTGTCCCAGTCAACGTTGCCGAGCGTGTCCGCGATGCGCTGGACGATTGCAGCGACCTTCTGCGAAATCAGTTCGCGGTTCTTCGCGAGCCATTCTGTCACGCGCTCAATCAACGGTTGCAGGACAGGCACAAGGCGGTCAGCAATTGAGGCATTTAGCCCGTCTGCCGCTTCGCCTATGCGCGCGAGCGATTGCGTAAAGCGCTCCGCGCGCGCCGCCATGTCCTGCGTGAAGTCGCCGCGCAGCCGCCGTGCTTCCGCCTCGAACTGCTGCATGCCCGCGCGTCCCTGAACCAGCATCGGCAACAGCTGCTCGACACCCAGCGAACGCGCGAGATTGCGTGCGGCTGCCGGGTCGCGCTTCTGGATGCGCTGCATGCGCTCCGCAAGGTCGTACATTGCGGCCTTCGTATCGATTGCGCCGTTCTTCGCCGTGTGCAGCGTGACCCTGAGCGCCTGCAGCGTCGCGAACGCTGCCTGATTGCGGCCCCAGCGTGCGTCCTGCAAGGTGTCCTGTAGCGACTGGAAGCCTGCCGTCACGCTTTCCGATGACAGGCCGATCAGGTGCGCGGCGCTACGCATCTGCGTGAGCTGCGCCGCCGTGATGCCGAGCATGCGCGATGTGCGCTCTGTCTCCGCGCCGAGCTTTTCCCACTCCGTGACCATCTGCGAGAGGCCCGCAATCGTGCCGCCGCCGACGATGGCGAGCAGTGGCGCGGCGATCTTCGTCACGCTGCGCGCCGCCTTGTCGGCCTGGCTCGCGACGTTGCCCAGGTCCTTTGCGACCTTCGTAAGACCCGACGCATCCGCGAAGCGCTTCGCGCTTTTCGCGAGCATTTCATATGGGCGCGTCATCTTCGCAATCGTGCGGTTGATGCGCTCGACGGTGGCCGTCGCCTTGTCGACCGCCGAGATGGTGAACTCGATCGATTTCCCGGCCATGGTTCAGACCTCGCGTTCGCGCATCGTGCGCAGGATGCGCAGCGCCTGCGCACGCCACTCCGACAGTTCCGTCCAGGTGAGTGCGCCCGCGTCGCGCGGCCCCCAATGGTAGAAGTGCGTCACGTCTGCAACCACGTCGCGCAGGTTGGGCGGGACTACTCGAAAAAACCGGAGAGATACTTGTTGCACGCGTTGAAGTCGCGCGCACCCATCCGGCCGACTGTCGCGACCTCGACATGGGCCATCGCGGCAATCAGGTTTTTCATGGCGCGCACCGCGCCGAACTTTGCAGATTCATCGGCCACTTTCGCGATTTCATCGACGGTCGGTTCGCGTAGCGTGATTTCGGTGATGCCATCGACAGGCGTCAGCAGCGTGAATGTTTCGCTCATGTCGTGCCCCTTACTGCTCCGTGACCGAGCCGCTAAAACCCTCGAATTTCACTTCGAAGGTGGCTTCTGGCGTCTTGACTTCCTGCGCCTCGACGGTCCACATCGAGCGGCCTATGACGGTCTTGCCGTTAGCGAGTTCGCATGTGACGGTGACGTTGGTCATCGCGTTAAAGTCGGCAACGGTGAGCGTCCCGGCATCGCGGAAGCTGCCCGAAATGAACGGCGCACGGGGCTTTTCACCATAGCCATGCACCCGGTCCTGGCCGATCAGTGATTCGCGCTGCACGTCGCCGGGCGAATAGCTCAGTTCGCCCGCGAGCATGTAGTTCTGTCCATCGAGCGCGATGTACGCGATACCGGCGAGACGGTTGGTGTCGTCACTCATAACCGCACCCCACGAAAAAAAAGAGGCCGCCCCCGATGAACGGAAGCGGCCCGACGAAGGGACAGCGAAGGAGAAAGCAATGAGGTTGCGCGCGCGGCTAGCCGAGCCGGAATTGCGCGAGCAGCGCGAAGATACGAAGCTGGTTAATCAGGACGCCGGGCCACAGCGCATCGACGCGGTTCCGGTTGCTCCGGTTGCGCTCGACAATCAGGCCTTTGGCGAACACGTCGCTGTGCTGCACGAGTCCGTCCTCTTCGTCCTGCTGGTAGGTCGCGATCAGGTCGCCGCGGATGATGTTCGGTGTCACCACATTCGAGCCGGACGCGAAGCGCGTGCCGTCGTCCGCGAGCTTCACGCGCGCGTATTTGCTGGTGACCACGGCGCGCAGATGCCGCAGGACAGTCGAGAGCGTAAAGAGCGTTTCGACTTCGAGGTAACTGTCGTCCGGCTGGCCAAATGCGTTTTTCTGATAATTCGAAATGCAGTTCTCGATGGCCACCGTGCCGTCATCCGCAACCGTGAACGTGCTGATTCCGTCATAGAGCAGCGCGTTACGGTCGGATAGCGGAAAGCGGCTTTGCACAGGCGGCGCGAGCACGCCGAGCAGCGGCACGGTCTGCAATGGCGTCGCCGGATCGGCGCGCAGACTGACCGCTGACGCGCCCGCGAGCGATGCGGCCCACAACCACGCGGGCGTGGGTGAATCATTGAAGCCCATGATGGAACCGTGCTGGTCGTTGCGCGCAGTGCCCACGCTGACGAGTTGGCCGAGCGTGCCGCGCGCCGCCGTGAATGCGTGCCCGTACAGCATCTGTTGCCAGCTCCAGCGCCCGTTAATGTCGTCGAGGAAGGTCTTGAGCGCATCGAGCGAGGCCGGGTCCGTGTACGGGCACACGACGAAATCGAATGGCATGTCGCCAAGCGCATCGAGCGCGGCGGCAAGATCCGGTGCCGTTGCGCCGCCTGCCATGGGTGAAAGCGTGTACGTCATGCCTTGCGGTACGGCTTCGCCGCCCGGCGTGCCCAGGTAATTCACCCGCAGGTCGATATCGTTGCCGCACGGTCCCGCGTTGAGCGAGGTGAAATCCACCGTGCCGCTGCTCGCGCTGACGGTAACGGGAATGCCCTGCGTCTGCTGGATCGTCGCGACCAGCGCCGACGCAATGTCGTTGATGCCCTGCGTAGGTTGCACGGGCTGTGCGATGCGTCGCCCGGCGATGTAGAGATTGAATGTCCCGGCAGCGGTGGGCGCGGAATCGATCGTGAGTCGCCCCTTTGCAGGCGTCGCGCCGTCCGCGTCCGCAAGCGGCAGATACCAGACCTCGCCAAACGCATCGTTTGTGCGGTACGCGGCAAGCATGAGCGCGAGCATCGAACCGACACCGCCCGCGCGGATTGCATCGTCGCTGCCCTGGCTGATTGCCGGGACATTGGGTGTTGCCGTGCCGTCCGCCGTGATTTGCGCGAGAACCAGTGCGCGCTGAGTCGTGCTCGCCGTGTTCGCCTGGCTGTTATCGACCTCCGCGTAAAAGAGCGGCACGCGGATGTTCTGCGGAATCTGGTGGAACGGGATCATGACGCGCTCCCATCAGTCGAACGTTTCGCACTCGCGCTGCCCTTTGTCGTAGCGCTCGCGGATGCGTCTGCCGCCTGCGAGGCGGGCACAGCCGCGGCTGGCGGCGACGGATCGGGCGCCACATCGCCGTCGCGCACGCGGCGGCGCCAGAACGGCGTGTCGGGCACGGTGCGGGTTTCGGTGATGAGGTCGTGCAGGTCGGGATCGCGCACGACGCGGCCCGCCACCGGGCGGATGCGTAGCGTGTTCATGGCGGGAGTCCTTTACAGCTGGTCGCCGTGCAGGTCTTGCGGGTCGATAGCGAGCGTTCCCTCGTCGCGCCCATCCGGGCCATGGGTGCGCGGCGCGGGCGTGACGGATTCGGGAAATGGCGGATTCGGGTAAGTGCCGGATGGATCGGCGGGCGCGATCAGGTCGGCGTGAATGCCGACGCGCTCAAGCGGTGCGGGCGCGGGTGGGTCGAGCGGCCAGGTCGCGTCGCCGGGCGGCAATGCGGTCGGGTCGAATATCTCGGCGAACTCGCACGACAGCGAACCCGCAATGCCTGCGAGATGCCGCGCGCCCTCGGCGCGGATATCGAGCGAAATCTCGACGCTCGCAACCTGCTGGAGCATGCGCACCAGTGACCAGTCCGTCAGCAGCGTGTTTTCGATGCCGTACCACAGCGCCTCGATATCGTCCTGTGCCTGCGCGGCGGTCGGCGCTTCGACAACGGCTTTTACTTCGAGCGCGCATGTCGTCGTGAACTCGGGCATGCCGCGATTGAACGAAGTCTTGGTTTCGTGCGCGGTGCGTACGATCAACGCGGGCAACCGGTCAGCGGGGATGCTCCAGTCGCCGGGCGAATCGATCGCCACCGGCACGCCGCGCACCGTCAGCGCTGCGCGTCTGAGCGCGGCCAACGCGGCGAGACGTAGCTGTCGCCGCCCCGTCATCAGCGGGCGGACTGGCTTCGCGCGTGGCATGGCAACCCGGAGATTTACGGCGCGTCATTGAGCAGCAGCAGCGCCCAGCCGTGACCATCGATACGCACTTCACGCACCACATAGGCGGTGTCTGCGAGCGGCGCACCCGGCGCAGCGGGAATGAACAGCGTGTCGCCCTGATGCGCGGAAACGGGCAGCATGCGCACGCGGTAGCCGAAGCATGGGCGCACGGTCGTGACGGGCACGCCGTCGATTACGTCCACGTCCGTCACGGCTTCATCGAACACACCGTCGAGTGGATACGCTGCGCCATCGCGCGTGCGATAGCTCGCGCTCTGGCCGAATACGCGCCCGACTGTCGCGAGCACAACGCTGTCCCAGTCAATCACTGCGTGGTAGTCGTTTTCGCTGGGGTCTTCGACTTCGACATGGACGACGGGCCCGTGCTACCCGTGGCGGTGCCGCTGTCGGTCGCAGTCGGGCTGTCGGGTGCGGGCAGTTGCGCGCTATCGGCTGGTGTGTCGCCGTCAGGCGGTCCGGACGTCACCGTATTGGCGTCTGCCGTCATGCGCCCCGAGAACAGCACTTCCGGCCGCGTGCAGACATAGAGCGGATACGCATAGACTTCCATCTTCCAGAACATGCGGCGCAGCAGGTCGAAGATCGGCAGCACGTAGACGGGCCGTCCCGGCGTGTTGACCCAATCAACCGTCTCGCCCGGTGCCATCGCTTCGCGGAAGATGCCAGGCGCGCCGACCGGGAAGAACTTCACCGCGTCATCGGGAATCTTGATCGTCGCGTTGTCGTCGCTGCCGCGATAGTTCCACCATGTAATCCCCGAGAAATTAAACGCTTCGAATGCCGCGCCCTGCGAGTTATCACGCAGCGCACGGGCATCCGACCAGTTCACAAACGTGCGGATGACGTCCGGGTGATTGCAGAACGAGTCGTAGAACGCGTCACCGCACAGCCCGTAGACGCGCGTGGATGGTGTGAACGCACCCTGTGCCTTGCGCGCCATTGCACGCGTGATCGCATTGCACACGGGCCGCAGGGACATGGCCGGCGTGCCCTTGCTGTTGATACTGAAATCGAAATCCACTTCGGGCGGCTGCGGAATCTGGAACTCATCGAACCAGTTGTAACGGACCGAGCCGTCTTTCGGATCGAGCACGAGGCCCTGTAGTGCAGCGAGGCGCAGATATTCCTTCGTGTACTCGACCGACGCAAGCAGCCCCGTCGGTCCCGCGAGCCGCCGGGCGACCTCCGTTTCGACCTGCATCAGCACGCTTTCCGTGCCGAACTCGCGGATGCCCTGGACTTCCTCGGCGTAGACCGTGTCGTCGTGCATCAGGCGCGGCACGTCGAAGTAGCGCATCTTGCGCTTTTCGGTCGTGCGCTGGGTGCCTTCCGCGCCGCGCTCCGAGAACGGAATGAGCACCAGTTTGCCGGTGCGTTCCTCGACCGCGAGCGCCTTGGTGCGGATGGGATTCGGCTCGAAGACGCCGAGCGCGCCGAGGCCGACCGGCTGGAACGGGTTGCGCTGGACGGCATCAGTCAGCGCAATCGCGGTGAACGGGTCACGATTGAAGATATCGAGAATTTCGCCTGACATGGCAGCGCCCCCGAAAAGGAGAAGGCCGCGCACGGCGTGAACCGTGAGCGGCCTTCATGGAGTGAAAAACCGTGTGATTATCGGAAGGTCAGCGCAGCAGAATGCCGAACGCCTGGAGCTGCTCGGTTGCGGTCGCGATCTGTTCGGGCGTCACACCATCCGGCCACACCAGTTCCGCGGTGTTGACTTCGGCGTTGCGCGTGATCGCCACGGCGGCCTTGTCACCGATCGTCGCGTCGCGCGTGCCGAACAGGATGCCAGCGGGGCTTTGCGAACCGTCCGAGCCGGCAGGCTTCCACGGTGCCCATTTATCGCCCGTACTGAGCTGGCCAAGCACAGTGCCCGCCAGTACCACTGCGCCGCCCGTCAGCGTGATCGTGTCGCGCGACTGGTGGCCGTTCGCTTCGGAAACCAGGAAGCCGCCGTCGTGCCAGATTTCGACAAGCGGCGGGACAGTTGGATTGCCCATGATGGAATCTCCCTCGATATCGGATGTGCTCAACGCGCGCGCGAGCTGACCTTCGCGAAGGCGTGGTCCCAGCCTGAGGCGATGGCCTGCCGCGAGTGCGTTTCGGGACTGCCGCCCGGACCCACCTGTGGATTGCGCGCGGCACGGTCCGTCGATGTGCTGGCGGGCGCAGGTGCGGCTTCCAGCATCGCAATCGCTTCGCCGCGAGGCAGGCGCGTACGGAACGCGAACTGCGCGGCGAGGACGGGATTGCGTCCCGCCGCACGCGTCGCGAAGATGGCCGCGCAGCGTGCCTGTTCGCGGCGGCGCGCTGAGGCAGCGGCAGACGCGCCGCGCATCTCCGATTCGTCGTCATCGTCTTCGGCGTCGCCGTCATCGTCCTGAGCGCGCGCCTTGCGTCCGCGCTTGCCTCTGTCGTCGTCGGGTTTGTCGTCGCCATCGTCATCCTGCGCGCGCGCGTCGTTCTCCGTGTCCTTGTCGTCGTCCTGTGCGCGCTGCGCCTGACGGCTTTCGCGCTCGTCGTCCGGCTTGTCGTTGTCGCCGTCATCATCCTGTGCGCGACGTGCATCGTCATCCGGCTTGTCGTTGTCATCCGATGCACGCGCACGCGCGCCCAGATGTGCAAACGACAGCGCGCGCGACACGCCCGCAGACATACCCGTTTTGAGTCCCATGATTGAATCTCCCTTTCAGGATTGCAGTGCGGCCAAGAGGTCGACCAGCGCTTCATCGGGTGCCATCACGGCGTCAGCCAGTCCCGCCTCGACACCCGCCGCGCCGAGATAAGTCAGCCCCTGCGTGGCGCGGACCTTCGCGGGCGAGAGCCCGCGATTGCGTGCGACCGTCGCGACGAACAGTTCGCCCACCGCATCGACATCGGTCTGGATATGCTCGCGCGCGCTGTCGGCAAGAGCCTGCACATCGTTGGCGTCGGCCTTGTGTTCGCCGTAGGTAATGAGCGTGACCGTAATGCCCGCGCTCGTCAGCGCTTTGGAAAAGTCGACATGCGCAACGATCACGCCAATTGAGCCCGTACCGCCTGTGCGCGGTACGGTGATTGAGTCACACGCCGACGCGAGCGCATAGGCCGCGCTGTACGCGTTCTCCGTGAGAATCGCGCGCATGGGCTTGATCCCTCGCGCCGCATGAATTGCGTCTACCAGGTCGAAGCAGCCCGATACTTCGCCGCCCGGCGAGTCGATATCGAGCGCAATAGCCCGCACGCTGTCATCGGCCAGTGCGAGCGCGAGATTCGCGCGGATACCGTCATAGCCGGTCATGCCTGAATACGGGTGCAATGTGCCGAGCTTCGCGACGAGCGTCCCCTGTACGGGAATCACAGCAACGCTTTCGATCACTTCGTAAGGCCGCTCGTGCGCCGGTTCGCCCGCGTCGTAGTCACCATCGAACAGGACGATTTCACCGTTCGCACGCATCAGGCGCGCAAGGCCGAAGCGATCCGCAAGCGCAGCCATGACGATTTCGAGCTTGGCGGGTGTGATCGCAAGCGGCACGTTAAACAGACGCTGCGCGAGATGCGGATAATCGTTGCTCATGGTGGGCGTAGATTCGCATCTACAAGGTGGTAGACTTCGAATTTCCGTGATGTGGCACGCAAATACCGATTCTTATGGCATCGACTGAAAATCCCGAGCGCACTTACAAAATCCTAGCGTACGGCTTTGAGCGCAGAGGTCTTCAGACACCATCCGAGCCTTTGCGGACCAAGTACTTCGATGTTTTTTTTGAAGAATTTCACACTGCCAGACGCTTTCAAGAATATGACGGCGTTGTCTTGTTCCAAGGTATCTTCGAACGGTTTGAGCGAAAGAATGGGGCGATGAGCGCTTATCTGCGCCACTCCTACGATGTCGATGAGCTAGACAAACGGAAGAAAGAATCGAAGCTGCTGTTAGATAGCGGAGGATTTATTTGTCACCTGCTGACCGATCCTTTCCTCGACAATGACGATGGGCGCGATTTCAGCCGCACTGATCTGACCAAGTTCCATCTTTCTTATGGTTACTTCCACAGACGCAACTTTAACGCTCGCGTCGCTCATATAACATTCGCGCATACATACAACGAGTTCAAAAATTTCTTCGACGTATTTGGGGCTGCATTCAGTTATTTCGAAAACTTCAACGACGAGCTTGACTGCCGCCCGTTGGCGACTTTCGGGGAAAGAACGGTTGGCCTGCTCATTAATCGCTCCGAGTACTTTGTCCCTTCGCTTTTACCTGAAAGTCGAACGCTTGTTGAATATCTCACGCTGCTTCTCGGCGCTGTAACAGCTGCACATAACAAGCTGCATCAAATCCTGCCGGAATGGGTTGATTCATACAAATTTGATGAGGAAGACACGCTGGCAAGCACTAAGGCCGAACTTTTGGAGCGCGTGAACGGGATCGACCGACGCTTCGAAGAATTGAACCGGTTCAAATCGGCGCTCTTTCACTCTGGCGAAGAGCTAGTCGCGGACGTAAGCGCGATTCTACAGGCCGCGCTCGGTCTGAAGATCGATGCGACCGATGAGTTGCGAGAAGACGTCAAGCTACTGGACGACAGCGGAAAAATCGTCGCGTTGTGCGAAATAAAAGGAATTAATCGAGGAGTTGGAAGAGAGAACATAAATCAGACGGACTCGCACCGCGAGCGTTCTGGATATGATGAATCATTCCCAGCTGTTCTGATCGCAAACACAAACATAAAGAGTGCTAGGTCAATCGCTGACAAAGAGCAGCAGATTGATGCTCAACAGATTCGGCATGCTGTCAAGATGCGCATACTAGTGATGCGAACAATCGATTTGCTCGGCCTACTCCGGTTGGTTCTTGGTGGCGAGCTTTCGCAAGAAGGGGCACGCCAGCTGGTACTGGAGAATACTGGTTGGCTCCGCGTGAGCGAGAACAGCATCGCAGTGTTGGATGGACAATAGGCTCGAAACAATGCGCATGGTGCAGATATGTCGATGCCTCCAACAGTTCACGCCTCTGGGGAACATCAGCGAGGTTGTGCGGTGTCAGGCGTACTTGCGACCGCCGCCGCAGCCGCCGTTCCCGTCCAGTCGGGCAGTTCCAGTCCCAGCTCTTTCATGAGCCGGATCTCCGCCGCGCGCTGGTGCAGCACTTCCTCGTAATCCAGTCCCTGTTCCGCGCATTCGCGCTTGAGCGTCGAAAGCGCGGCGTCCATCCCCATCACCGCGCCCGCGCGCTCCTTGGTCGGATCGATCCAGCCGCGCGCGACACCCGTCCACGAACAGCGCGAATAGGCGGCGCGCGCCTCGATATACGGGAGCGAGCCGGCCGGTAACGGCAGTTCGCCCCCGTCCATCGCTTCCCACAGCCACGCGCCATAGAACGGCGTCGCGAAGTTCATGCAGAACTCGTCGCGCCGTCGCTGTAGGGTCTTCCACGCTTCGAGCAGCGCCGCACGTGCGCTGCTGTAATTGGTCTTGCTCCAATCCTGCGTGACCTGTTCGGCGGACAGCCCGAGCGCGGCCGCAATGACCCGCTGCATCTCCTGCGCGAACGTCTCAAACCCGCCGTGCGGATGCGTACTCGACACGCTATCGAGCGATTCACCCGGCGCGAGCGTCGGGATGCGCACGCCGTTCAGATACGCGGGCCGCTCATTCGCCCACTGCGCACGCAGCGCCTGATACAGCGGCAGTTCTTCACCTTCACACGCGCCGAGTGCATCCTGCACCAGTGCCGGGTCATACGGGCTGGTGACGTACGTACCGAAGACCGATGCAACGGTCGCCGCCTGGAGTTCGACGCCGTAGTAGCGCGCGAGCATGCGCGCATGCGTCAGCACGGACGTGAAGACACCCAGGCCGCGATGCTGCCCGGCGCGGTCGCGGTCGTAATCGTGAATCACGCGCAGCCAGCCGTCCGCGTCGTAGCGCTTCACGCGCTCCCACGTGTTCGCCTCGACGGCGCTGAACCAGTCGTTCGGCTCGGCCTTGCGAAAGTGATACGCGACAGGTACACCGTCGACGTCCAGCTCGACACCGCCACGCAGCGTGGCCGTGTCCATCATCTGCCACGGATTGCACAGGCGGTCCGGATCGACCAGCAGCAGCGCGGTCGCGTAGTCCGCGCCGCCCGCGCCGATGCGCTCCGGCATCCAGTAGATCAGCCCGACGCCTTCGCCGTCGATCAGCTTGTGCCGCATCGCAAGACGAAACTGCTGTCCGAGCGTGAGCTGGCACGTCACATCGTTGTAATGGTCGGGATGGTCCGCGTAACCGCGCCAGAGCGATTCAGCGGTACGCCGGAAATCGTCCGCCCATGTCGAATCGAATGCGGCGATGCCGCTGCGCAGCGCCAACGCGCGGTAATCGGGATTGGCCGACAGCCGCAGGTGCGTGCCGATCGTGTTGTCGAGGATGCGATTGACACCGCCGACAATCCAGCCGTCGTTGCGCGACAGATCCCGCGAGCGCGCGACCATCTGGTCGCGGTAGAGATTGATCTCTGCATCGGGGCTGCGTATCCACGGCAGCCAGTTACCCATCTCCTGCGTGAGCCACGCCGACGCCTCATACGGGAAGCTGTACGGCAGCGCGCCGAGCGCGACAGACGGCCATACGCTCGCTGCGCCGCCTGACTGCGCGCGCCGTCCAGGCCGGTGCGCAGGCACGACCGCGCGCTGCAGCGGATCGCCGTGCGAATCGACCAGCGCGCCCATGACAAAGACTCAGAAGAATGGCACCACAGGCGGACGGCGGTTGCAGCAGTTACCTGTCAGCATCGCAATCTGTTTCTGCAGGCCGAGAATGCCCTGCACAAGGTCGCCCAGGTTCGCGCGCGTGTAGGTGACGGAGCGGCTGCCGTCCGCCTGCGAGTAGGACGCGACCTCGAGCTTGCCACCCGTCACGAGGTCGAGATACGCTTGCTGCATCTCCAGCAGGCGCGCGCGCAGCACGTCAAGCGGCACGCCATCAAGGATGCTGGCGCAGCCACAGGTAGCCATGATTTACGCAAGCCGGTTAATCAGCGATTTCCGTATCACAGGTGGCGCGGACGCAACCACCGCACCCGGTACAGGTCCAGCTGCGGGAGCACGCGGCGCCGCTGGCGTCGTCCAGGCGCCAACCGCATTGGCGCGGCGGTTCAGCTGCAGGCCGAAATGCAGCAGCCCGCACAGCGCGCCGTATGCATAGACGCGGCAGTCGAGCGCCTCATTGGCGCGACCTGGCGGCAGTTCCCACACCCGATAGCGCTTGCCGCCCGATTCCTTGACGACCAGCCGTTCGGCGGTGAGCTGCGCGAAGTAGCCGATATCGCGATCCGCCGGAAAGTGCATGTAACCGGGTCCCGGTGCTTCGACCAGCAGGCGCTGGCGGATCGTGTCCTTGGCGGCGTTCACGCCGAGAATCACCGGGCGATAGGTCTTTTTCGTGCGCTGCGTGGGCCGTTTCGATGGCCACACGGGATTGCGCTCGCCGCCGCGCGCGGCTTCGCCCTTGATCGCCCAGACGCGCCGTCCAATGCGCGCCTTGCAGAACTCATAGACGGCCTGGGTATGGTGTCCGCCCGAGTCGATACACGCCGCGATCACTTCGAATGGCCGTCCATCCGCGCGCGTCCACGTGCGTCTCAGGTACGTGTCGATCCGCATCTGTGTGGGCGTATCGCCAAACTCGCCCTCAATGATCGTGTAGTCGATTGACCAGCTTTCCTCGTTGCGGCCCCAGCCGACCGTCTCGCATTCGATGCGATAGTCCTGCACGTCGATGCCGGTCACGACCACGGCGACACCATCGGGTACTTCGGCGGCCCACACCTCACCGCGTGACGCGAGTACGTCCGCCTGGACGCGTCGCCCCGCATGCGCACGGTACGGAAGGCCCATCTGCGTGTTCCACCAGGCCTGGAGTTTTTCCTCGTCACCCAGCGCAGCAATCCACTTTTCGGCAATCGAGGGCGGACGGTCGCGGGACCACGGGCTGAACAGCTTCGATGCCTGAAAACCTGCGTGGGCGTTCTCGACGCCCCATCTGCCGCATGTCGGACAGCGCGCGCGCCAGACCGCGTAACGGTCGTTCTGTCCATCCCGCCACCAGTCCCATACGGCGGACACAGCAGCATCGCCGTCGCGCTCGCGCCAGGCGCTCGCGTAGTCATCGAGCGGCACATGTCGCACGCCGCAGCACTCGAACGGGCGCGTCTGATGCCAGCGCGCGCTCTGCAATGCCGTCATCCGGTCGGCTTCGGACCAGCCCGCGCCGCACGCCTCGCAGTACAGCCGCGCGGTCGCTGTGCGATGTGCGGTGACGCGACCCGCGTCGTCGCGTGTCTTGTCCCATTCAATGTGGCGGAAGAAATCGGGAAACAGGCGATGCCCGCAGTGCGGACACGCCAGCGACGCACGGCGCTGGTCGGACGCTTCATAGCTGTCCTCGATCCGGCTTTCTTCCGATACCGTGGGCGAACAGGCCCGCACACTGAGCCATGCGAGAAACGTGGCGGTACGTTCTTCCGCGAGCGTGATCGGATCGCCTTCACGCGTGACGGGATACTTGTCGATCTCGTCCGCCAGGACAATGCGCACCGGGCGGCGCGCGAGATTGTCGGGACTGCCCGCGCCGGCCAGCGCGACAAAGCCGCCCGGAAATGCCTTGTACAGCAGCGTGTCGTCCGCGCTGCGCGTGCGCGCCGGGCCGATCAGCTCGCGCAGCACGGGCGTCGCGCGAATCAGCGGCGTCAGCCTTTCCTTGCTGAACTGTTCGGCGGCGTCGTCCTTGGGCTGTAGCAGCAGCATCGGGCACGGATCGAGGTGTGCGTGATAGCCGATGATGTTTTCAAGCAGCGCGGTCTTGAGCAGCTGCGTGCAGACCATCGCCGTGATGACATGCACGCCGGGTTCCGTGACCGCGAGCATCGGGCCGCGCGCAATCTCGACGGTCGATGTGTGCCAGTGCCCCGACAGGCTGCCCGCCGAACGTGCCAGCCTCCGATGCTGGTCCGCCCATTCGGGCAGGCTCAGCCGCGGCGGTGGTGTCCAGCCGCGCCGCCCGGTCTGCGCGATCAGCTCATGCTTCGCCGGCTTCGAAGCGCGCTTCTGGCTCTCCAAGTTCGGCAAGCTGGTCGTGAACATGCGCATCTAGCGAAGCGGTCAGCCGCTCGAGGTCGGCGATACCAAACTCGACCGCGAGAAATGGCGCGATCTTCGCGGGCCACGCCAGCCACTGGTCGCGCTGCTCGCGGCACAGGTCGAACACTACGCGCTGCGCAATCGACACCTCCACCAGCGCGCCGGACTTGTGTTCGTATTCCAAGCGGCGCAGCAGCGCGAGCCAGTTCTCTTTCAGGCGCAGCGCTTCGCCATAGGTGACGCCCTTGGGACCACCGGCAGACTGCAAAGCGGGGTTTGCATCGGGATTTGCGCGCGCCGCGCCCGCACGCCATGCTGTACCGACCAACGCCGGGTCCATTCCGCCGTCCGCCGATTTGCTCAGTCGCCCCTGTTTTAGCGCCTGATGAACGAGCGTATCGGAGACCTCCTCGCGCCGCGCGAATTCACGGATTGAAATGGTCGCCGTCACTTTTTCGATTGACCGTGTGAAACGTGCTTCGCTAGCTAACCTTTCCAAAAAATAATCGTGTCTGATTGGGCGCGGCAGCGCGCTACATTAGCAACTCGGTTTCACGACGGCCCCCTCGGTCAGCAGTCCGATATCGCCTTGATCGAAATGCGACGTCTATTACGAAGTTTAAAAAAATGACAGACAAACTGTTTTTTCTGAAACGTGACAGATGGACTGTTATTTCTTTGATCTCAGCAATGGTCCTCGCCATTTCAATGTATGTTGGTGAGTCCAGGCTGACCAACTTCTTCGCGAACCCTCATCTACCTTTCGCCTCTTTGCGCCCCTTGCATAATTACGCCTTTCGAGCTATCAAGAATAAGTTCCGTCCGCAACTTCCCCTAAGGCCAATTTACTGTCGAGATTTCCGATCGGGAGAGTTCCCATGCCTACTGTCAAGCCCGCTGGTTCTATCATTCGTACAACGAACATACGTGGAATCGTATTCCACGACATAGATCCTAAAGATTTTGAACGAAAGAAAGTCACTTTAGAGTCGCTCCTTGATCCTCAAGTCGTTGAACACATCAAAAGCATAGACTCCCCGGCGTCGCGTCATTTCAAAGACTTTATCCTTGACCGGCAGATCAAACCAGGGGACGTCGTGATACCCGAACTTACGCCACACCCCGGCATAACACACGTTCGAGATGCCCTAATCAAACCGACTAACACTGGCAACGTGTTTCGCGGCGCTAGGTGGGCCGGTGGAGTGTTAGGGGGGAATTGGAGTTCAGTATATGGTCAGTGGAGAATCCCCGTGATTAGCAGGCCTCCCTATCCTGCCGGAAATGGCAATCGATGGAAATCCTCGTCGTGGGTTGGTCTTGATGGATCGACGACCAACGACGTTCTGCAAGCCGGTATCCGCCAAGACCTATTAAATACCGGCGAGGCAACCTGCGAAGCGTGGTTTGAATGGTTTTCTGCTGGCCCCGACGGTAAACCTCCCGATGGTTCGCCAGACTACGTCTATGAAACTGCCTTTAAACACTTTGAAGTCGCGCCCGGTCACGAAGTCTTTGCTTCCATCTCCTATAGAGGAGGACAAGGACACATCCTCTTTGCCAACATTTCTACCGACAAGATTGTCTCTCAGACACTGCCGCCGCCGCCCCTTGTGAAGTCTGTGGGCTCGACTGCTGAGTGGATAATGGAAGACCCTGACTACGGCGAGCCGGATAACGCCTTAGTCGCTTTCTCCCCAGTGATTTTCACCAACGCATCTGCCTATGGACCAGACCCAGGTGGGAAAGCCATCATGGGTGACCCCTTGAGCGGCGATACCAACGACATCGATGACAAGAACGGCGTTACGCTCACAAGTGTGCAATTGAGTACATTTAAGGTTGTGGTGTCCTTTATTGGGCCCGATTGGCCGACAAAGGCTATGGAGGCTTTTCGGCAGCGTTGCACGCTCGCCTCCAACGAAGGTTTAGTTGCCGCCTTCCCTAACTTCTACGAAGCGGATTACGGTCCAGATCATGTGGGTGGCACAATCTTCGTCGACAACTCTATCGCAGAATGGAGAGACGTTTTCCTAACACAACTAGGAAACCCGAGTCTTGAGAACTTTTGGCTGCGTTTGCAACTGGCCAACGCATACGCTGCTGGAAACGGGTTTGTCGGTGGATTCCCGACTTACTTCCACGCCGACTATGGGAAAGGCATTGTGTGCGGCACAGTCTGCCTCAAAGCTCCTAGCGCCGAGTTCAGAGATGTGCCTCTAGCTGAGTTAGGCCACCCCGATCTAGCTGATCCATTGCAAAGATTCCGTTCAACGCAGGACTATGCGACCAAAAACGGCTTTGTAGGAGGATTTCCAACTCTGAATCACGCGGACTACGGCGCTGGAATAGTGTGCGGAACGGTCCTCCTCAGGGGACCTGGCGCACAGTGGAGAGACGTTTTGCTTTATAAGAAGTGATTCTAGGTGTTCGCGTTGCTTGCAAATGAATGTGGATCACTAGCTAAAGGCATCCGACGTCGCGTCAGAATACGAATAACGGCGCGCTTTGTAGTTTCCTGTGCCAGACCGTCAACGGAGCGCATGTCAAACCCTATGCACAAAAATGGAACGTTTCGTCGTGTTATGGGAGTTCAGGTTGGTTTTGGCAATATTCAGAGTCTGGAAAATATCAAAACGAAACCAGTGACTGGGCGGAACTCTCACATCCCCCGGGATGAGCCGTGATAGAGATCCATTTCGTGAAGCAACCCAACACAGTGCGTAGTGCAAAGACAAATGACCCTCCGCAGCTGGGGGAAGTACGCGGTGCGCAATTGCCCCCGGCTTTCGATAGCCCGGAAAGTACCTTTTGACACTCCGGAAGCCACCGTCGAGGACGGACCCCGGCGACACCGTTTCGGCACGTCGCAGCGTGCGCGTGTTGAAGTCGTTGTGGGCGAGAGGCTTCGTTTCTTGGGCATGCACGGAAGGGTACTCTGAGAGGGCTATTTCGCGTCCGTGATCGCCGTCGCAGGTGCGATGCGTAGTCTTTGTATCGACCGCATACCCGACCGATGCTTCGATCAGTGTTCGTTACCGCACATTTGCTCAATTCGCCTGCCGAATATAGTTGGGGTGCTTTACAAATGGCATGACGTGACTCTCATTCGTGCTTACCGCCGAACCCGCCATTGAGAGGAAGCAATGACTAGCCTAGAGGCGAAAACCGAAGAGGGGCGGAAGCGGCAACCCATTGCCCCCGCTGAATTGCAGGCCCCTGATGCGACCCTCTATCGCGCGGGCATTGCGATCGCTTGCCAAGAGCTTCAGCTTATCTGGCAACGCTACACGGGATTCATAGTCGTGAATGGATTTCTCGTCAATGCACTTACCAATGATGCCGTTCGCAATAACAAGCTAATATTGGGCTGGGTGGGGCTCATTGTCCTTATCCTGAATTGCATATGGCACATGCTGAACTACTGCGGTTGGCACAATCAAAATGTTGCGTATCGTCAAGCCGGAAACATGTTCTCGGCTGACGTCGGTTTGATCACTGACTATTTCCGCAACAAAAATTACAAGCCCGTTGGTTGGATATATTGGCTGGCCCAAACAGTTCCAATCATGTTTTCCTTGATAGCCATACCCTGTCTTGCGCAAGGCATCGATCAACTTTTTTCGATTGGTGCTGCATGGTCATGCTCTATTGGAACGTTGCTATGGCTGCTCGCAGCGAGCATTGTTTTTTGGGCCGAATACTATCCGATCGCGAAGCGTTCCGAGAGCAGCTTGACAGTATGATCAGCGTCGCGTCGGCCAGTGCCTAGTCGCACTCGCCTTTGCCAGTTCCGCGCCAAATACGCGGTCGAAGTTCGCCGAGACGAAAGCCTGAACACGAGCGCTAAGACTAGGCGCCTCGCAATTCACATGGATGCCATCAGTGTGGGTCGGATGCGTTAATTGCCTACTCGATCCACAGGAGGCAGAGTGTTCGTTTCCGCACATTTACGCGAATCGACCGAACGATATAGTTAAGTGGCTTAACGAATCGCATGACGAGGTGCTCACGTCGACGGCAGTAGTGGACAAACCATAGCGAGGAAGCAATGAACAAGATGAAATTGCGCTTGCTGTCCAGTACCAATAGATCGCGTCAAGAGATGCGTGACCGTGTGCGGAGACTGAAGCGAGCATTTCTATACATGCTGGGCATTGGTGGCTTGCTTGGGGCTTGCAGCACGACTCAACTCGACGCATTGCCTCCTCTTGGCAACTGTACGGGACCGGTCCTGCAAGGAACAGACAATTATGGAGGGCATAGTCCTGGAATTTGGCTCGCGTCTGCACCAATGCCTCACGGTCATTTCGGCCGGTTCCATCCGGTTCAATATCCGATGCCTATCTTCGCGTGTATGAACTTTACGAGTGAGGACACTAACTTCGACAGCGCGATCGTGCCGCCTAAGGACAGCTTTTTTAATCAGGGTGCCGGACGGATTTTCGTCTGGGGAGGCTCAAAATTCGATGACGGTACCGGTGGCGCGTGCTTTAACCCACCCGTTCCACGCCCAATACGAGCTTGTCAAACGAACTATGGGTGGCGCATCGTCATCGATTCGCATGGGACAAACAATTACGACCTCATCGTCGATTTTTATCAGAACGGTTAAACGCGATTCACGCCAAAACTACGTCGCGCGCGCGATGGCCTGCGCCAGCTCCGCACCGAACACGCGATTAAAATTCGCTGATACGACCGCCTGCGCACGATCACCGAAGCCGAGCCGCTTGCGTGTCTGCACGGGCGCATGAAAAGCCACCAGCAGCTTGAGCTTGCCGCTCGTGTTCGCGCCTTTCGCTGCGCGCCGTCCGGTTTTCTTCGCGACGGGCTGCGGGCGCTGCCACAGCCCGTAGACGTTGCCGTGTGCGGTCTTTACATTCCCGAGAAAGACGTCCGGGCGGCTCAGATACTTGCGGATCGCGTTGCGCGGCAGGTTGCCGTAGCGGTTCGCGGCAGCGCCGACCGGCACGAGGTCGGCGCGCTTCCCGCCGAGATACTGCATGCCGCCATACTCGTACGGCGCGAGATACTGCGCTGCCTTGTCGCGGATATAGACGCGCGCGACGGGCATCGACTTTTTCGCCGCCTGTACTGCGACCGAGTTGACCGTAAAGGGCGTGGGATTCTCGAACACTTTGGGCATGGCCTGCTTTTCGGCGGCCTGCGCGAGCTTCCCGAGTTCGGTCACGGTGCGTGCTTCGGCAAACGGCAACTGCCGGAACGCAAGCGCAGACAGTCCGCGTGCGACGACATCGACGTTCGCTTTCACCGAGATATCAAACATCGTGAGCCAACGCTCGCGCCCATGTCGCCAGTGTTTCGTCCTGAGGCGTCCTGTGCTGCTGGCCGTGTTCGACCTCGGCGCAGACGCGGATCAGCAGACGCACGCCTAGCGGCGCCAGATCGCGACGCCATAGCATCGTCGCAGTGTCGGCAGGTCTCACGAATACATGCTCCTGCGCTGCTATGTCGCCACCGTCCATGCGGTCCGACAGCCAGTACACGGTGCCGCCGGTGACCCGTTCATGTGCCCGTAGTGCGCATGCTATGGCGTCGCGACCCCGATACAGCGGCAGCAGCGACGGGTGATAGCCAATTGCCCCAAAGTTCGCCTGGCCTCGCGTGCGGCTGTCTATGAACTGATGGGTGTGCGCCGCGACAATAACGTCGATGCCGGACGGCAAGATATCAGCGCACAGGCGCCCGCAATCGGTCCAGGGAACGTCGACCTCGGTCGCCCGCGCGCGCAGCCGGTCACGTTCGCCAGCATCGTTCAATGCGGGGGCGCATACACCGAGCATGCCGTGTCCCGCAGCATGCAATGCCGAAAAGACAGCGGCGCCGAAATGCTTCTGCCCGCAGACGTAAATGTTCATTCGGAAACGACGTAGCGAAACCCCTGGACCGCCCGAAAGTGACCGCCATATCCGACGCCCCGATGACCGGCCAGGCGGATTGTACGGGCGCTTCTGGTCTTGTTTCCGCCGTAAAGCACCGCGCTGATCTGCCGCCAGTGAGGGTCCCGTCGAAGTGCCGTGCAAAGGCCCGGATGCGACGTGTGAAACTGGACCGATTTGACCCGCGAACCATAGCGGCTCTTTCCACTTACCTGCAGTTCACATATCGCGTTCAGGAAACGTAGCCCGATCCCCGCGCCTTGCCATTCCGGCATCACAACCATGCGGCTTGCACGCATTGCACCGTCGAAAAGTCGGGGCGAGACGCCCAAGTGCGCGACCAGTTCACCGTCGACCGTGCCAATATAGTAGTCGGCGGCAATCATGGAAGGCAGGTTCAAATAGTAATGTGGCTCAAAGAGATGCCAGTAACGGCTGTCCGTCTGCCAAATCTCGAGCTCAAACTCTGGTCGCCGCCAAAGACGCCCCCGTTCGAATCTGCCCGTTGCGGTATCGAAGACCCAGTCAGGCTCGAGCCAGTCCAGAATGTCGTAGTGGCAGGACAGCAGTACGCACTTTCCACCTGTGCGTCGCCATGCCTTCTGGAATGCAAGTGCGCCAAAGCGCGCAATCTGGCGGTCCACGACCGATGAAAACTCGTCAATTACCACACACGCCGGTGCCTCACAGACCACCTTCGCGAGGTCGGCACGAAACCGTTCACCGTTGGAGAGCACCGCATATGGCCGCAACCATGCCGGCACCGACCCCAGCCCGACCGCGGCCAACGCCGAGGTTACTGCATCAAAGGCCCCAGCGGGCGCTATGCAGTCAACGATCGGTTGATCCGCGCTCCAACCGTCGGGCGCGTAAAGCGTGCCGCCGCCGAAAAGCTGCCGCCCGATGCTGGTCTTGCCCGAGCCCGATGGGCCGACAATGACGCCGATACGCCAGTCGGCGTCGTCAATGTCGAGTTCGGCATCGACGGCAAAATTGCAGCCGCTTTCTGCATTAAACAGCGATTTGACCCGCGCGGCCCGATAGCTGGTGAAGTCCGCGCACCGGTTGCGCACACTGACTTTCATGTACACACCACCTTGCAGTGATAACCAAGCTGCATGAGGCGGTTGTATGTCTGTTCCTGCGCGCTCACGTCGTCGCAAATCACGATCACTCCATACTGCTCGCGATAGACGATATCGCGGTCATGCCGCTCGTCGTGATTTTCCGCAGGATCGTCCGTTATGGTGTCTAGCAGGCGCGCCAGATCTTCATCGTTAAAGCCGATCAGCGACAGGTCAAAATCAACACTTTTGATCTCTGCCAGTTCGGCCGCAAGCAGCTCTTCGTCCCACCCGGCCGCGAGCGCAAGCTGGTTGTCTGCAACACGATAGGCACGCGTCTGTGCCTCGGTCCAGCCTCGCGCGACCATTACGGGCGCATCAGCCAGCCCAAGCAGCCGCGCCGCGCGCAGTCGCCCATGTCCCGCGATCAGCACACCAGCGTCGTCGACCAGCAGCGGAATCGTCCAGCCAAATTCGCGCAGTGACGCCGCGAGCGCTTCGACCTGCGCGTCCGAATGCGTGCGCGGATTGCGCGCGGCCTCCCGGATGCGATCCAGTGCCCAGCGTTCGACCTGTTCAGCGGGCCATGCGCGCGCCTTCGAGCTGGAAGCGGATGATCTGCCCATTCGTCGCGAGCGCGTGCGGTTTAGCCCAAGCGGTTACACCGGGCCAAATGCACGTGCTATACAGTCGGCGTCGCTGCTGCATTCGTGGCAGTTCAGGCTTGGCAGCCTGATGATTGGGGCGCGCGCCTGCCTTCGCAGGCGTCGCGTTAGCTGCTGCACGTCTGTTGCTTTCTCAATGGGCGGCCCGTAGTGATGAGACGCGCGAGCGTCTGCCGGTACCTCAATCCCGGTCTGACAACCTTGCTATCGTGCCCGCTCACCAATTTGTCGGCCGGGTCGGGACATTGCTACGCAGTGACGAGGACCAATGAAAAACGACCGTCAAAATCTCAAGCTGGTATCCAGCAACGAGACCCCTTCGCCTGACGATGGCCCATGTGTGCACGTACGCACGATTCAGGAAATGGCGCTACGGCACGCCGACCGTATCGCGGAAATCGCTGCTCAGATTCGCGCCATCAACAGCATGAAAGTATCGGGCAATGACCGCACCTTGCTGGTTCGGGCGCTGGAGCGCTCAATGCGCTACTTCGAAATGGACGCCGCCGCCGAAGCGCATTTTGCGCGCATGCTGGGCATGCCGGACACAGCGCCGCACTGATGACTTCCTGATTCGGCAGTCCAGCATGGTCGATATCTGCGTCTATGCATTCGGTCGCTTTCATGCGTGCCGCGTTTGGACCGTGAAGCAGCCGGAAAGGCGGAGTCAGGCCGCGCGCACCTGTGCATCATTCGCCGCGTGCGCGCCGTCATCTTCAACGATGCCCGCTTCGCGAAGCAGCGCGTCGGCGCGCGCGAAGGCAAGATCGAAGCGGCCCGGCGCGTGGCGATTGCCGATCAGGTCGGTCTCGATGATGCCGATATGCGACGCGACCGTATGACGGTTGACGCCGCAGCGCTCTGCAAGCGCGGTTGCTGTCTCGCGCGTACGCGTGAGCGCGTTGGCGATGATCGCGCGGTGCAGCGTCTCGTTGGCGGCATGTCCGGCGAGCAATGGCGCGAGGTGCGCGAGCGTGACGCGCATCGCCTCGTCCCATTCAGGATTGGGATAGCTGCCCGCGCAGCAGCGCGCACCACACGTGCATTTGAGCGTACGCGGCGCGTAAGCAATCATGAGCAGCGCGCGCGGTACCGGCGCAACGCGGTCGAGCTGGCGGCGGATGCGCCCGGACTGCGCGCTCGCGTCACTGCCCGTTAATGTCGTCGCCGACGGCACGCCCTGATGCAGCACGCCGAGCGAGGACATGCCGCCGCGCTCGACCGCATGGCGCAGCGCGTCGCGCAGCGCCGCTGCTGTGCTGCGGTAACAGTCTTTCATGAGGATTCTCTAGCGGGAAAAACCGGCCAGACATGAAAAAGGCCCGCACAGTGGCGGGCCAGAGATAAATCGGGCGATTACCCGATTAACCGGCATATTAGCCATCAATTGGCGTTTGTCAAATGGAACGATGGATTCTATGGTTTCGCACGTCCATTAGCAGCACACTTAATTATCCAGACTGGTTTTTCCGCATCGGGGAATACCCTCAGTCATGGCAATTTCAGAATTATCGTATTGGGCCAGTTAAAGGCGCGATTCATCATTTTGTGATACCGGGCCTTGATATCCCCCAGGGGCCGGTCCTCCAGTAGTTCTCTGCCTCAAGGAATTGGCTCCTCTAACGATCGACTGGAGACTTGACCCGCTCAGGCGGGTCTTTTTTTAGCCTGCGTCAAGGCAAGTGCATTTTCAGGCAATGCCTACACATTTTCGAAGTTATCTGATAGCGGTTATCTGCGACATTGTTTTATATGGCCCGGATTGGCATTGCATCAAAACAATTTACAGCAAGGAAAATCATGAACGGCAACGATTCGGGCGAAACCGCGCGCCCTGGCAATATAACCGCGACCGACAGCACGTACTTGGCGGCCCAGCGCGACTACGTAATCACGGCGGCTCGCGATGTGACCTATCCGGTGGCTCGCCTGTTTGAACCGCCGCACCCTGCGGCAATCCTGCACGACGACGTGCTACCCGCGCTTGGCCTGTCGGTGGGTGATGCCGCCGCACAGCTCGGCGTGGCGCCTGCAGAGCTTTCCCGCGTGCTTGAGGGGCAGCGCACGATTACCGCGGATTTTGCGCTCCGCATCGAGCAGTGGCTCGGCGTTGACCGGGGTGGGCGGGCCGAGCTGTGGCTGACGATGCAGCTTGACCACGATCTGTGGAACGCCCGCCGGCGCTTGGTACAGGCCACAGGTTAGCGGCATAGCGGCACCTTGCATCGAAACGAATGACTGACGGGGGAAAAATGAGAAACAACGAAAATCGCAATATTGCGCAACCAGCGAGTATGGCCAGTTACGGTGCCCCGCTCATTAACGCCGCGTCCGTTGAGCGATAGGAACGCCATGAAGAACTATTCGCGCAATCTCCAAGGCGTTTACAGGAAGCCCGAGCGCTCGCTCGAAATAGCCGGTCCCGCGCTGCCGCGCTGGACGCCGCCCTATACCGACATGCTGCCCGAAGGCGAAGATACCCGGCCCGTCCTCATTCCGGTCAGCCTGGAAGGACGTGAGGCGATTGGACAGCCGTATCGCTATGTCGTGCAGTGTAGGACGGACATTGACGTTCCCGGCTATCCCGACGTCATCACGCTAGACCTCGACAGTATTGTCGGCACGGCGGTCACTGTCTCTATCGACATTCCGGGCAAGGGCACATTCATTCCCGGCATGCCAGGCGACTCTGGCCGGGGCAATATCGGCTTCTGCATCCGTGAGATTTCCGGCATTGTGACCGAGGCCGGGTACGTGCGGCATGACGACCGCGCAATCGTCTACCAGTTTGTGATCGAACCGGCGTTGGCCAAGGCGCGCAAAGGTCGCAATTACCGCATCTTCCAGAACAGCACGGTCATCGACGTCATCGAGTCCATTCTGGCCGCCTACCCCATGTCGATTGACTGGCGGATTGCCGGGCCGCCTGTCATCGACCACTATCCCACGCGTGACCTGATACGGCAGCACTTCGAGAGTGATGCTGCGTTCTTTCAGCGCCTATGCGAGCACTACGGCCTGTTTTACTGGTTTGAACATTCGAACACGTATCACCGGATCGTCATTGCGGACACGATGGGCGCGTTCCACCCACATGGGGAAGCCTACGAGACGATCCTGTTCAGCACGGCCGACCGTATCGATGAAGAGCACATCGACAGGTTCGAAGTCATCAGCCGGCAGACGGAAGGCAAGGTCACCGCCGTCGATCACGACTACACGCGGCCCCGCCTCGCGCGCCACAACTTCCCGCTGAGTGAGGAAAGCGAAGACCCTCGCGACACCGCCGAAGCGGATCAGGAGTATTACACCTACGCGAACGTGAGCCAGCCGCGCCAGGGCGCGCAGGGGCTGAGCGGTACGCCGAACCAGGTGGATCAGGAAGCGCAGTTCGCGGCGCTGGTGCGGATGCAGGCGCTGCGCTGCCAGGGGCTGCGGGCGAAGGGACACGGCAACATGCGCGGCCTGACGACGGGCTTCACGTTCGAACTGGCCGGGCATCCGTACGGAAAGGCCAACCAGGAGTATGTGGTGGTGTCGACCACGCTGCGGATCACGGATGCCGGTCAGTCAAGCGGCACCGCGCAGGAGTTCAGCTGCGAAACGGATTTCGAGGTCCAGCCTGTACGCGAGTATTTCCGCATGCCACATGAGACACCGTGGCCGCAGGTGGGCGTCGAGCGCGCGATCGTGACCGGGCCGGACGGACAGGAAATCTGGACCGATGCCTACGGCCGGATCAAGTGCCAGGTGGTCCCCGACCGGGAAGGCAACTTTGACGAAAACTCGTTCATCTGGGTGTCACCCATGCAGCCGTGGCAGCACGGTCAGACGGGGACGGCGGCGGTGCCGCGTATTGGCAGCGAGGTCTATATCGGCTATGTGAACTCCAATCCCGACATGCCGGTCCTGCTCGGCAGCACCGTTAATGCGAACAACCAGCCCGGGTGGCAATTGCCCGCGAACCAGTGGCTGTCGGGTCTGCGTAGCCGCATGCAGGGCGGCGTGTCTTCCAATCACCTGGTGCTGGACGATACGAAGGGGAAGCAGCAGGCGCAACTGGCGAGCGATCACGGCAAGTCGAGCCTCAGCGTCGGCTATAACACGCGCATCGATGGCAACGCGGGACGGCAGGATGCGCGCGGCGAAGGTTTCGAACTGCGTACCGACTTGTGGGGCGCACTGCGCGCGGCAATGGGCGTGCTTGTTACGACCTTCGGTCGAGCCGGGGCGGCGGGCAAGGTCAAGGAAATGGCCGAATCCGTCGCGCGGCTCACTCACGCACGCGCACAGCACGAGGATGATCTGGCGCAGCTCGCGCAGCAGCACAACGCGCAGACGCTGGACGCGAGCCAGGCGGATGCAGCCAGCACGATCAAGGCACAGAACGACGCCATCCGGGGCAGCAGCGGCAATGCCGGAAACACCGACTTTCCAGAACTCACGCGGCCCGATATTGTGCTCGCGAGCGCAGCGGGGATTGCCACCACCGCGACCGACAGCACGCACATGGCAAGCCGGAACGACCATGCAATCACGGCGGGCCGGGACGTCAGCTATTCGGTAGGTCGCTCGTATCACGTCGCGACAAAGGGCGCGGTCTCGCTATTTGCCTACCAGCAGGGAATGAAATTCATCGCGGCCAAAGGCGCATGGGTCGCACAGGCGCAGAGCGGACCTATGTCGCTGGCGGCACTTGACGACGTGACGATCAGCAGTTCTAACGGGGAAGTTGTCATTACCGCCTCGAAGCGCGTATGGATTGGTGCTGCCGGTTCGTACATTGATATCAGTGGCAACGGCATTACGAACGGCTCGCCCGGGCCGATTCTCGAAAAGACACCTTCATGGGACGTGCCAGGAGCCGACTCGAAGCGCATGTCGCTGCCGGTCTTGCCGGTTACGCCGTTCGCGCAGAACCCTATCAATGTTTATTCGCAGACGTTCGACGTCAGCACGGTGGCCACGAATCTCGGCATCGGTCCACTGCTCGCAAACCAGCCGTATCGCGTCTATCTGGCTGACGGCACGATCCAGCAGCAGGGGATGCTAACCGAAGGTTCAACGGTGACGGTGAACACGTCCGAGTCAACCAGAGTGAAATGCGAGATTGGCGCGGGCGACTGGAATGCAGTTGAGGATGCTTACGATCATCACGAATTCGAAACCGGGGCCACCCAGGCCTGAAACCGCAGTCCTTTGCAACGCGACTTGTCGAAGGTAACAAATGACGCACCAGCATCACCCGTCTCAAACCAAGGCCACAAAAGCGCCGTTCTCACCATACGTGGCAGTGACTTTCGTGTTTCGTGACGTGCTGCAAAAACCGATTGAAGGGCTATCAGTGCGGCTCGCAGCCGGCACGGGTGCGCTGCCAGCGCCCGCTTGGAAATTCGGACCTGACAGCGACGAGCGTCCCGACACTCCAGCTTCGCCCGTGGAGGCAGCACCGACTGCGGGCGGCACGACGGCACCCGAAACCAATTCCTCAGTAGAGGGAGTTACCAACAAGGAAGAAGGCGTAACGGACGCCAGCGGCTATCTCGTGACGATCCGCAATGCGGCCCGTGACCAGCCGATTGACGTACTGGTGAAGAACCGCCGGGGCGACTACGTATGGAAAGCCACCGTCACACCCAAGAAGGACATCAGCGCCTTCACGATTGTCAGCCCCGAGTACCACATCGAAGCGACTACGAAGCTGACGCCCAGGGAGGAATTCGAGCAGGAACTGAACCTTCCCGGTGTCAAGCAGGGCGAAATTATGACCATCGAACGGCTCGTGAAGGAGTTCGGGCCATATATCGGCTGGTCGCAGAAGGTCACCGAACAAGGCAAGGTAAAAATAGACGTGCCAACCCGCAAGATGGAAGTGACTGAAGACAAACAGACGCATAAGAAGAAATCCAAACCCGTAGTCGAACACCATTACAAGGTAGTGGACAATGGAAAGCCCCGAACAATAGTGCTTAACGTGTTGGGTTCGAGATTGAATTACCCTTCTCCAAGCACCTTTTCCGAGCAGCAGTATCAGACGATTGCAACGCAACTGAATGTCGAAGTTGCAGCGATCAAAGCAATAGTTATGCAGGAGTGTGGGGGCATTCCGTTCGAGGAAAACGGCCTGCCGAAAATCCGATACGAGCGCCATAGATTTTATGCGCTCTTGCAGTTACAGCACGAGCGTCAAGAGGCCGAGGCCGTTCAATTAGCTCGCAAACAGGGAGTGAAGAGGAAAGCTATACCGTTTAAGAACCCCTATCCCAAGTATCCCGATTTGTGCTTTCCTAAAGTCGGCGGATATGGTGCCGACGGCTTGCATCAGTATGAAAAACTCACCCAAGCGGCGGAGCTTGATTTTGATCTAGCCATACAGGCGTGCTCTTGGGGTGGCTTCCAGATACTTGCTAATGAATATGCGGCATGCGGGTGTGCCACATCGTTCGAATTCGCGAATAAGTTCATGTCCAGCTCAGACGGTCAAATGAATATATTTATCCTTTTTATGAAAAACGTGAAACCACATGGAGTCACTGCGCTACGTTCTCGTAACTGGGAAGCAGTTGCAGCCGCATACAACGGCAATAGTTGGCGGGAAACCAATCCGGACTACGCTAAAAACCTTGGGGACTTCTATGATAAATATAAGTAGAGCAGTCGCGTTCTTTGTGCAGCTTCTCCTTGTTCAAACAACTTATGCCGCCGGTTCGGCGTTTGTTTTCGATCGTACCGAACTGCTTGCTTTTGATGAAGGTGGCGTTGTGACGGGGTACTACAATGCACAGGGCAAAAAACGATCGTGTGTTTTTCTGTTTGCTCAGAATGGTGCGCAAATGGAGGGACAACCCCAACCGCCGTATTCGGAAACAAAGATACTTACCTACGTACCAGGGGAGGCGGAGTTTTCATACGTCGACCGTAACCAGTTTTTTGATATCACTGGGGAACTCTTTAGAAGAGATGAGACGTGGATAGTCCGTACGGACGAAGGACAGGCAGGCTGTGAAAGCGCGTTGGGTTCATTTACCTCCTTTCCAAAAGACAAAGTTGGGGGCGAAATATTTAATGTCGAAGAAAAAATATCTGCAGTTGGAATTCGCTTGATAACTCGCAAAACCTACTTGCACGATTTTCGAAATGGAAAGTTCGTCGCAAGAAAGGCGTATTTAGCCAAACGGGACGGGGTCATCGTAATCCGGATGCAAGATCAGTTTTCCTATGTCCGGTTCACGGACACACGGGTCGATACGCCGAGTTCAGGGCGTATCACAACTGGTTGGGTCCGCTCAGCCGATCTTGTGAATCCGTTCCCGCAATCGAGCAAACAATGATTGACCTCATCCGACTCGGCGATACCACCAATCATGGCGGTGAGGTCGTCACCGCATCTCAACGGTTGAAGTTTCGCGGGATACCTGTCGCTCGTGTGGGAGACCACGTGAAATGTCGTGAACATCCCGATACGAAGCCAAACGTCATTACGGAAGGCGACGGGGCGATTACCGATCACGGCGTACCCATCGCACGGCACGGACACAAGGCGACGTGCGGCTGCAGCCTGATATCGAGCCTCCTGTGATGTGACCTGCCATGCTCAAACCCTTCGTTATTATCGACAGCACGCCATCAGGTCACTTTGTTGTCAACGGCGACCGGCTGACCGGACACAATGAGGCAATACGCTGCTTCATGTCGCCCTTTGATGCCTGTATCGAAGCGGTCCAGATTGCGACGCCGGACCAGCCCAAGGAGGTCATCCCTGTGTCCTCGATTAACCGGCATGCAATCCGCAACAAGAGTCCCGACCAGATACAGTTCACCGTACATGTCGCGTGGCGGGCGCATCAGTTCAGGATACCGGTGCGGCCATGCGGTCGACCGTTCGCAACCGCGCTGCCCCTGCAAAAGCGGCTCCAGGGAGAATGGATAAGCATGATGCCCGACGCTGAGGCGCTGGCGCATATCGAATCGATCCACGAACGCGCAGGACTGTTCGCCTGGAAAGAGACCGCCCTGGATTTCAGACGCTGGCGACCTGAACGCGTGGCGGAGATGGCGAAACATGCATTACGCGAACTCGCAGGGATCACAACACGACGCAGGTTATTCGACGAATGCGACCAGTACGCATTGTTCGATCCTGAGTTCGGACAGTGGCATTTCGTGCCCGTCGACGGCTGACACAACACACCGCTCTCTTATGGGGACTCCACCAACGATCCCCCTTTGCCGCGCCTCCGGGCGCGGCCTTTTTATTCAAGCCTGCTATCAGACACAGCTTCATGAGGCTGTGCCTTGTGCTTCACCGACATATGCCGCGCGAGGTTCTGGAAGGTCCGGTTGCAGCACGGACAGGCGCCCGTGCGAGCACGGTTCAGCAGCCGTCTGTTCTCGCGCTCGGCGCGGGTCGCACGCACAACCGCGCACTGGTAGTCGTTCGCCAGCTCCGTATTCGAGCGGTTCGCCTTTTCAAGCAATGCCCGTAGCCGGTCCACTTCGGACTCGGTGAAGTGCTGGACGTGTCCAGCCGGACACCAGAACGAGTCACCCGAGCGCCTGAACTGGTCCAGCAGGGATTCCGGCATCGCAAACAGCACGCCGCATTTGCGGCACGACACCGTTTCGAGTGTCACCTGATGCGCGAAAGCATGGCCCATGTCGTCACCCGTTCAGTGCTTGACGTCATCCGAGCCGCGCGAGGCGCGGGTCTTCCGGCGTCGAGCCGACCAGCGCCGAGCGCGCGAGCCGCGCGATATCAGGCAGCACTAGCGCCGACGATGACTTTTCAGCGAGTTCTGCAATCGTCGCGAGCACTTCGCGCAAGCGAGTGACGTCATGCAGTGCGCGGGCGCGCAGATGGTCGGCGTGCATTACCCTTATCTCCCGTTGTTTCAGGTTCATTTCGTCATTCCTTCCGGCACCGATGGCAGGCCGAATACCTCGTCGTACACGAGGCGCAACTCATCGCCGCGCAGCGGGTGCCAGCCGTACCACTGTTCGGCCTGTGCCGCGTAGCGCGCCGCAAAGCGCGCTACTGCCTCGCCGCGGCGGCGCGCTTCCGCGCGTACCTGATCGCCCAAAGTGACGCGTGCGGGCTGCGCGACCACGTAGCGGCGGATAACGTGGTCTTGCCTTTTCATTGCTTGCCGCGAGCAGCTTCCTCTCGAGCCTCACGCTGCGCGTGGACGGTGAACAGGAAACTGCTTAGTGCGTGGGCGCGCGCGATGCTGAAGCACGGGTCGTCATCGACCAGCCAGTCGAGGTAATCGGCCAACCCGTCTGGCTCACGTCCCCGGCGTTCGTCGCACATGGCGGCAAACACCGCGCGCGGCTCCGGCTCAATGTGTTCGGCGCCCAGCCGCAGCACGTGCCGGAAGATGCGCCCGTGCAGGTCGTGCGCGAAGTCATCCGGGCGCATCCAGTTCCATTCGCTCACGGCAAGGTGCTCGCTGCCGCGCAGGATCGCGCGTAGCAGCAGCTGCTCGCCGCGCGTGCGTACATCGTTCTCAAACTCGATCATGGTTTGCCTCCGTTGAAGTCCTGGGAATGCTTCCCGATCCGGTCGCGGCCAGCGCGCGCAGTGCTTCGAGCCCGGCCCGTGTCATCCGCGCCACGTCGCGCGGCGTGAGTTCCGTAAAGCCGACCATCAGCGACGGCGGTAACGGAATGCTGCCGGCCTGCGGTCGCCACAGGTGCAGACAGTGGGGATGGTTGTTCACGTACTCGCGCGACGGATGAAGCTGCATCACCGTCTCGCCGGACTCGAAAAACTGGTCCTTGACCCAGACCATCTCAATCCACATCGGACAGCGCCGTTCCCCCGCCACGGTGATGCTCACGTGATCCCAGCCGCCACCGTCCGATGCGATGGCGTACAACGTCGCGCGCGTCGGCGCTGCAATCAGGCGGAACGCGCCGTTATACGCATCGCCGTCCATTGCCCGTATCCGTCGTGCCTCGAGGTGCGCAAGCGCTTTCATGCTTCCTCCCGCTCCGGTTCCTCGTCGTCCTCGCCCGGCACGCGCGAGGGCACGAGCGCCGCCGCTGCGCCGCTGATCGCTTCGAGCGCACAACGCCAGCGGGCGCGCTGCGCTTCGCTTGCTCGCTCGACACAGGCCCGTCCTGCCGACGATGCAACCGCGTCCAGTGCAATCCTTATCGCCTCGGGCGGCGGCGCGCTTGCAGGGTTCTCCGCGATGCCGTCGAGCAGGTCGAACGCCCATTGCGCGGATGGCACACGCGTGGCGGTCGATGCGAGCGCAGCACGCATGCGTGCCGCGCAGTCGCGGCTCGATGGCAGCGGCGGCGAGTACCTCGCCGCACCCGTCGTGGCCTTCGCCTGCGCCTCAAGCTGCCGCAGCCCATCGCGCACGGTGTCGAGCAGGAAGCGTTCGAGGCGCGCGAGCCACTGCTTCGCGAGCGCGCGGCCTGGCTGGTACGGTGACGCGTCCAGCTCGCACGGCAGCAGGTCCGCATATCCCGCATCGAGCAGCCGTTGCTGTACCGCGCGGTACACCTGAGGCCAGTCGTCCGCGCCAACGTGCGCGCGCACGTCGAGCGTCGCCGTGTAGACCGCGCGACGGCTGCGCACGAGACGCGTCACCGCGTCATTCGCGCCCGCGTCGCCTTCGGCGTGACAGCAGCAGAGCAACGCCTCGCCACGCTTCACGGTGCCCGGCAGCGGGCATGCAAACGCGCTGCACAGACCCCACCGCGCATCACGTCCGTCCGCTGTCTCGCCAGTCGCGTCTGCCGTGTCGTCCATGTCCGCACCCGTCGCCTAGTGCCGCCGAGCCTGTGCCGCCTGAATCCGCGCGATGAACGCCTGTGCGGATTCGCCTGCGCGTGCCTCGCCAATGCCGAGTTCGCGCGCCAGCGCGTTCAGCGCGCCGTGATCGAGCGACCACAGCGTTGAGCCTTCGCGCGTGCCGCCAGCGCGCGGCGGCGCACGCGCGGCGTGCTCCTGGTCCCTCCGGCACCAGTTGCGCCACGTCGCGAACCAGTCGCGCTTGCATGCATCGGCGCCGGCTTTCGCGTGCCAATAGTCGGCGAACTTCTCGCCGGTTACCCGAACCAGAGACGGCGAAAAACCACACTCGTGCGTGGCCCACCGCGCCCATTCGTCGGGCAATGCCCATGCATCGGGCAAGCGCGCACCGCGCGAAGCGCTTTTTTCGCGCGGCTTAAGCAATTGTTCTGGCGAAGACTCAAACCGTAGGGGTTTGGGCTTCGTAGAAGAAGCAGTAGAAGAAGTAGAAGATGAAGAACAGTCAATTGAACCAACACCAATGGGGGGCTTTGGTGCGGGGTTTGGTGATGGTTCCAAGGTGTCGTCCGGTGCGTCGGGCAGCGCAGATTCCGCGCGAACCCTGCGCACGTATTCATCCCGCACCATCCGTGACGAGTACCAGAGTGGCCCCGGCTGCGCCGCAATCAGTTCGACCGGCGTACCATTCCGGCGTCCGGTACGCGGCACGTAGACGAACGCGTCCACGTGATAACCCGCGTCAGCGCCTTTCAGGATTCCCTTTTCGACCAAGCCGAGCAGAGCCGATACCGGGCAATTGACGGCCTGCGCAATTTCTTTCAGAGACCATCGCACAAGGCCGTACTCTTCCTGATCGTGCAGGACGCACATCACGTCGATCCAGATGCCTTTTTCTGCATGCGTACACCGCCGCAGGTTCCCGTTTGCGGTCCAGTCAGCCGGATAGAACTGAAACGAGGGGCGCCTCATGTTCGCGGCCCCCGGATGTCGCGCCAGCAGATACCACAGAAATACTTCAGCGCCCGCTGGCCATCCGGTATGCGCATGCACGCGATTTCCATCGCGTCCTCAACCGCGCAGGCGGGCATCTGCCGTATAAACCGTCTCACTGACTCGCGAAATATCGGCGTGAACTGGCAATCGTTGAAGCGGGATCGGAAGATCGCCTCGACCGACGCAATCGCTTTTTCTTCGCCCATGCGAATTGAGCGTAGAAGCTTTTCGTATGCGCGAGTCTGTTCTTGCAATTCGCGACGAATTTCTGCTCGCTTCAGGAGAGAGACGGGAGCCTCGGTCAGCAACCCGGCGGCTTTGCCACGATTACAGTCGAAACACGCAGTAATCAAGTTGTCCGGATCGTTGCCACCGCCCTTGGCAACGGGCAGGACATGATCGACTTCCAGCACCACAGCTGGAGGCGTCGCGCCGCGATACTGGCACGTGAACGCGTCGCGCTTGAATACCGTGAATCGCGCTCGCTTGCTCAGCGGCTTGCGTTCCGCAGCGCCCACAGCAGTGCAAACGGACAGCGAATCCATCGTCAGCACTCAGTCGAAGGTTGCGGGCAACGGCGCTACTCGCAGCAGTGCGCGGCCGCGCACGTCGAGTTCGCGCAGTTGCGCGAGCCGGGCGAGAATGCGCGTGCGCGTCGATTCGGCATCGTGCAGTGCCACGCGCATGGCGCGTTCATAGTCGGCCAGCGTGACAATGTGCATGTTGCGGTACTGCACGGGCGCAGACTGGATACGCGCGTCACGCGCGCCATAGTCGAACTGCGAGGCTGACAACATGAACGCCTCCTGCAAATTGGAAAAGGCATTCTGGACATTAGAACGCACGTCGTTATCAGTCAAACAGGCGACGACATGCGCAAACAAATTTGAATTGTTCTTTAGAGTTCGTTAGTGTTCCTTTGAGTTCAAGCTATCCAATAGGACAGCACTTTCAATCGGTTTAGAACCCATACTGGACGTGGCTTTGCCCTGATTGTGATGTCTGAAATCCGCTGTCACGATTGCGGGTTAAAAACACATGGCATATGCAATGCAGAAAGTCGCCGCGCCAGAATAGACCGGGCTATGCGGGAGAGTGCGTGTTGCCCCTGCCGTGCCCTAATCGGGCGAATATTGCGCATCAGATATATCTCCGCTGTTCCATTATCAGTAGCGTGTACTGACAGCCTCCGCAGTCGCCGTCCTAATCTTCCATACCGAAACAACAGCAGTTCCTGGGCGAAATCATGGCGGACAAGGACGACCGGCGCACCCTGATTGGCGGCAGCGACGCGGGCGCAGCGCTCGGCCTGTCGCCGTGGAAGACCGCGCGCGAGCTGTGGTACGAGAAGCGCGGCGAACTACCCCGCAAGGAACTGGACGCCGAGCGCGTGCGCTTCGGCATCCTGCTGGAAGACACGATTGCCGGTGAGTTCGCACAGCGCAACGGCTACAGGCTGCGCCGCCAGCGTGCGCTGGTCCGTCATCCGCGTTATCCGTTCATTGGTGCGCACATTGACCGCCGTATCGAGGGCGAGCGCGTCGGCGTCGAATGCAAATGTGTCGACGCGTTCGCATTCCGCTCCGACGAGTGGGGACACGATTTCACCGACTGCGTGCCGATGCACTACCTCGTGCAATGCGTGGTCTACATGGCGGTGCTCGACTTCGAGCGCTGGTACCTGGCCGCTCTGGTCGGTGGCAACACCTTGCGCACCTATCTGATCGAGCGCGACACCGAGTTCGAGGCGCTGGTGCTCGACGGGCTGCGCGAATTCTGGCAGCGCGTCGAAAGCGGCGAGCCGCCGCCGTTCGACTATGACCATCCGACCACGCCTGCGCTGATGAGGCGGCTGTACCCGGGCACGGACGGCGGCGTGGTCGCACTCGATGATGCCGTGCAGTCGTGGCACGAGGTCCGCATCGAAGCCGACGCAATGGCGAAGCGCTATACAGCCGTCGAAAAGACCGCACGGCTGCACATTCTCGAATGCATGGGCGACGCCGGTATCGGACAACTGCCGGGCGGTGGCGAGTACCGGCGCACGATGGTCGAGCGCAGCGCTTATGACGTTGACGAAACCGAATACGTGCAGCTTCGTTATTTCAAGCCGCGAACCAGAAAGGAACCCGCATGAGCGACGACGCACTGGCGGCGCGACCGCACTCCCTCAATCCGTTCGGGGCAGATGAACGGCCCGCAGGCGGCGCACTGGCTGCCGCCGAGCAGACGCGCGCTGTGACCGAGGTCCAGGCGGCGCTGCTGATGGCGCGCATGCAGCCACGCGACCCACGCCGCGCGATGGACCTGATCCTTCGGGACTGTCTGCGTCCAACCCTTGCGGAAAAGGCCACGTACCAGTACGCACGCGGCGGCACCGCGATACAAGGCCCGTCGATCCGGCTTGCTGAAGTGATCGCGAAGCGCTGGGGCAATCTCTGGTGCGGTATCCGCGAACTCTCGCGCCAGCATCACGTGTCGGAGTGCGAGGCGTGGGCGTGGGACCTGGAAACCAACACGCGCGACGTGCGAGGTTTCAGCGTGCCGCACTGGCGCGACCGAAAGGAAGGTGGTGGCTACTTCGTCACCGACGCGCGCGACATTTACGAAGTGGTCGCGAACGCCGGGCAGCGGCGCAAGCGCTCGGCGATTCTCGCGCTCATTGATGGCGACGTGATCGAGGCCGCCGTTGCACAGTGCGAGCAGACCCAGGCCGCCTCGCTCGACATGGACGACGCATTCATTCCGCGCATGCTCGCGCGCTTCGCTGAGGTGGGTGTGACACAGGAACACATCGAGAAGCGCATCCAGCGGCGAATTGCGTCGCTCACGCCCGCACAGGGTCTTGAGCTGCGGCGCATTTTCAATTCGCTGGCGGACGGCATGAGCACGCCGGGTGACTGGTTCGAAAACGTGGGCGCCCCCGCCACGACAGCCGCCGCGTCCGGCGCAGGCTCGCGCACGGCAGCGACTAAGGAACGTATCCGCCGCCGCAAGACAGCGAAAACACCACAAACAACAGACCCGCCCGGCGCGTCGCCGGAATCGGGCCAGGAGACGACGCAAGACGGAGACGGCGCGGGCAGCGCCGACGGCAGCAATGAACCCGCTGCGTGAATCAGGCCTGGAACGTGACAGCGTGCGCCTGCGCTGGCGCCACCTGCCGCCCGCTGCACAGGTCGTCGCCGTCCTTCTCCACGTGCTGGTGATCGTGCTGCTGATGCTCGTCATTGCGACGGGCGCGGCGGCGGTGGTCTGGATGATCCGGCACATCACTCCATGAGGTGCATACACCATGTTTCCGACACTCGAACAGTTGCTGTCGATGGATACACAGGACGTTTTCGATCATGTCGCGCGACACCTGCTGCGGCAGGGCCGCCGCTGCATCGGACCGGAAGGCTATTGCCGTTATCGCGGCATCTATGACCCGAGCGCGTGCGCGGTCGGTGCACTGATCCCGGACAGCCTGTATGAGCACTGGCTCGAAGATAACAGCCTGCGCGGCCTGATCGTTGATCTGCAGGTGCACGGCAACGGCCAGCATCGCATGCTGGCCGGATTCCTTGGCCAGCACTATCCGCTGCTGCTCGCGTTGCAGGCGCTGCACGACAACGCGACCGACTGTACAACCGAATGGCCACGCGGGCTGCGCGGCATCGCGCATGCACTGGGTCTTTCTGCGCGCGTGGTGGACGGTGAAGCGCGGGCGGAACCGGCACAACCGGCGGGCGGTGGCGAAATAGCTTTCGAGCTTTTCCTAGTGCGTATCCGCATGCAGGCCGAGACCTGCCTGTCCGCGTACATCGTGCCATCTGTCCCGCTGGCGTCGAATGACGCCGTGTTCCATGTCCTCGCGTAGCCGTCGCGAGCACGAACGGATAGTGGCCGCCGCCGATACGGCGGCGTTGCCGCATGACGTCGAGTGGTTTGAAGCGGACTACGGCCGCACGTGTGACGTTTGCGGCGCGCGGCCCTGCGTGACCGGGCTGCGGCGCGGACGGGTCGTGTACGCGTCGCGACGTTGCGGCGCCTGCACGTTTGGCAATGAGGCGTGCGCCGATCCGGCGCACTGGTAAGCCGATGATGATGCCCGACGAGACCGACGACGACACCATGCAGGACGTGGACGGCGAGCCGCGTGAGAGCGGCGTGACTGACCCCTCGCGGGTGCTGTCAATCAGCGCGTTCTGCCGGCGCTACCGGATCGGGCGCACGACCTATTACAAGCTCCAGCGCGAAGGCCAGGGGCCAGAAGAAACGCGCGTATCGAACCGGAAAGTGTTCATCACGCTGGCGGCTGCGCTCACGTGGGAAACGGCACATCGCCGCGTGAGGAAATAGTGTCCGTCCGGGTTCTCATCCGCAGAGACACTAAGAGATTGCTTTCAAAGGTCGCATCTTGATGCGCGCGATCGCTTGACCAATTAGTCTCTCAGACCACAAGTCGCGAGATCAGATATCGTCATCTGCGATGATGTCATCAAGGACTTCGTCAACACCGTATACCTTCTCCGTCAGAAGTGAGTAAAGCTCCGTGAACGATGCTCTTGCCTCCCTTGTGCCGATTTCAGAATCTTTATAGACGACCATCTCCACATCGTCCCAATTTCCATCGCGAGATGCCAAACTCCTCACAGATTCGTCACCGGGATAGAACCACAAAACATGTTCATCGTCTCGGCGAGCCATAGACCAACGGTATTTCCTTTTGTATAGAAAGAAAATCTCATCATTCCCTCTCGTGACTTCCGTTATGAATTTGCTATTGGAAATCATGGCATTCACTGCTTGCACGATTTTACTCATCACCGTTTCCCACATTAAAATCGACGTTGGCAACTTGAATATTTTTCAGCTGCTCACGAAGCTCACTGACAATTGAACGCTTGGCAGGCTCAGTAAGCTTTTTGCCGCTCGCCAACGACTCAATTTTGATCGTCAAACCAGACAGCGCTTCTGACAAACGTGCGTTTCCACGAATTTGGCCAGAAATTTCGTGAAGAATGTTTCTGATTTCTTGTGCTTCGGCCGGTTCATTCATATTGTATTCATTAAGCCGTTCCAATTTTTCTCTAAGCTCAGAGAGCGTGGTCTGAAAAGAATACGCAAGCAAAAGATTAATCGCGGCCGATATTTTCTTTCTGTTCGAAAAAAAGACATAAATTGCCAAGGCGGAAGCAACCAGCACGACAAAGTTTGTGACGTCGGCTAAAATGTCTGCGTATGGTTTAATTTGTTCCATGCTTATCTGATGATTTTAATAGCAGCGCGAAAGCTATGGCCCTATTCGAGAGCGATTTCGCAGTATAGCGGGATATCACCGCGCTTGAGAAGATTACACGATTGCTCGGTACTAAGTGCAGGATCGGCCACACGACTTGCGGAACGTGCGACGAGTAGCCGTGTTGCTCCGGTCTGCTCTCGATGGATATCCGAACGCGACTGACTAGATGGTATCGACCGCGCTACCAATGTTAGATGCGCGCTGAGTGTGTTGCCACCGTTCGTCAATCTGTGCGTTCTCCCGCTGCTACGGAATGGAGCGGAGACCTAATATGCGCACCAGCGCGAATTTGATGGGCTGGAAGCAACGCGGGGGTCGGACCGAAAGGTCTTCATCACGCTGGCGGCCGCGCTGGCGTGGGGGAAAGCGCATGGCAGAAACCAAAGATAGCAGACTAGATCGCTTGCGCAGTTGTGCATGTGGCAGCCTCCTGATGCCTTGCAGCCTGTCGGGCCCGAAGCGCGGACGGCGCGCGTTGCCCCAACCACTAGCCATGTGAAAAGGACACTATAATGCGTGCCACGTATGTTAATTGGGGTCATGCGATGCGAAAGACCTATCATTTTGCACGCCGCCATGCTGGCGAAATCGCGGCTATCTTGAGCGCACACAGATTTTCCAATCCTGTTTTTGTCGAAGAATATGCAAAAGATTACGACTTAACCATAGGCGGAAGTCCTGTCGGTAAGCCCACACTTCTGGATATGGGCGCGATCCTCAACGAACTCGAGGCGCTGTTCAATGCTCGCGTCCAGTTCGTGACAACAAATTCCATTCCCAACGAAATGCAAAAGCTGGTAAAGCCGCTTGTGGAGGAGGACCACGGTGCGTAACGGACGTCAATTGTGCCAGGATATTCTGGATTCTGCGAAGCAGGTTATTGATTACGCTGCGCCGTCGTTCACGGCTTATGATGACTTTACCGACGCGGCAAAGAGCGCAACGGTGGACCTCCACGAAGGCCGCATGATCTTGAAGGCTAGCGGGCGGCCGTTTGAATATGCAAGAGATAGCATTGTCGATGCGGTGTTGTACAGGCTTTGCGTGATTGGTGAGGCAACAGGCGACCTGCAGGATTACAACTCCCCACAGATCATTCAAGCCGGTTTTGGTGACATTATGCTGACGCTTAGCGGGTTTCGTCGCATGCGTGACCTATTGATCCATCAACACTGGAAAGTTGATCTAGGGATCGTTTGGAATACGATTGAGACCGATGTTCCTGCACTGCATAAGCGTGTTGCCTTGTTGTATCCACACTTCGCGAAGTAGCCACGACAGGAATACGATCTATGCACATCAGTTCTCTTACGGTACTTGCGTTCTACATAAACGGCGCGGTCGACGCTGGCAATCACACCAGTTTTGAGGAAATGTACAGCCAGATAGAAGCCGGGACCGTCTTCGAATACTTGAAACGCAATGTCCAACGGATCGATCTCAGTATGCTTTCGGCTGCGGACCGAAACGAACTGACTGAAGAGTGGCAACGAATCGCGAACGCAGTCAGTGCCCGACGGAAATTTGCCGTGGAGCACAACGGCTATTGTTTGTTGCTCGCTTATGTAATTGAAGGCATACAGCAACGTACAGAAAAAATGGACTGAATAGCACCGCGTGGTCGGTACGTACGATCTCGGGCACGCGGTACAGCTTGCAAATCAGGCCGCGTCGGCCGCCGTGCCCGCGTTGGCGGCTGGCGCGACGCTTGCGACCTTCCCGACGTGACTGTCGGCCATGCGAGCCTTGCGCTTCTCAAGTTTCGCCATAGCTTCGATCATGTACTCGGGGCACAGATGCGCATAGCGTTGCGTCATGCGCGTGTCGGTATGGCCGAGCAACTTGCTCACCGCGTAAAGCCCGACGCCCTCCTGCACCAGGTGCGACGCGAATGTATGGCGCATGTCGTGCCAGCGGAAGCCGTCGAGCTTCGCCTCTTTGCGGACGGTGGGCCATGCCCTGATTTCGCGGAAGGGATTGCCGAGCGCGTTGGCGAACACATACGCCATGCTGTGCGTGTTGCGGCTCTGTGCCTTCCAGTGCGTCAGTATGTCATGCACTTCCTGAACCATCGGCACATAGCGCAGTTCGTCGGACTTCGACGTATCGGGCATCACCTTGATAAGCCGGTTGTCGAGGTCGATGGCGTGCCATTGCAGTTGCAGCAGTTCACCGCGACGGAGGCCCGTCAGCGACGCGAGCAGCACGACCGGCTTGACGAAATCCATGTAGGTCGCGGTCCGCGGCGCGAGGTGACGACTACGCAGGTCGCTCGCCGTCATCTGTTCGCGCTCGCGGCGCAGCGTTGTCTCGCGCGCGTCGAGCGCGGCGCGCAGCGCGAGTTCTTCAGTGTGCGTCAGATAGCGCTCGATACCTTTCGGCTCGCGAAATTTCTTGAACCCGTTCATCGGGTGTTCGCTGGTCAGCACGCCTTTCTCGATGGCGTGTGAAAACAGCCCGCGCAGCGCGGTCATCTTGCGGTTGAGAGTCGATTTGGAAACAGTCTTGAGCGCGGCCGCGAGCCACGTCTCGAAGTAACCGGGCGTGACCTCATCGAGCGGCGTGTCGAGCAGGTCGGCAAAACCCTGTTCGATGATGTAGACGGTGCGCGCCCAGTTGTCGCTCTTGATAACCAGATGCGGCGTATAGCGGTCCGCCAGATACCGGCGCACGGTCGGCATGCCCGCTGTTTTCTGCGCCGCGAGGCGCAATGCCTTGCGCTCGGCGCGACGCGTGTCGGTGTCGGACTGGTGATCGACCGTCTGCGCGAACGCACGCGCATGTTCGCGGGCCTGCGCGGGCGTGTCCTGCGGGAAGCGGGCGATGACCTTGCGCGGCTGCTTGCCATCCGGCGAGCGCCAGCGGTAGGTGTAAGCGATGCTGCCCGATGGCGTGACCTTGACGCCGAACCCGGCCATGCGGATATCGCTGAACTCCTGGTAGCCGCCTGTCGGCCTGATCGATTTGAGAAACGCTGCCGTGATTTCGATGCGCTTGCTGCGGGCCAT